GGCGGGCAGATCATCATCGTCTCCACCGCGAACGGGATCGGCGGCCTCTTCTACGACCTCTGGACGAACGCCGACGAGCGCGGGATCCACACGATCTTCCTCCCCTGGAACCTGCACCCCGATCGCGACCGCAACTGGTACGAGCGCGTCGCGCGCGCGCTCCCCGAGCACGATCGCGCCGAGCAGTACCCGCTCAACCCGGCCGACGCGTTCCTGGGGACGGCGGGCTGCTGGTTCGACACCGAGGCGCTGCAGTGGTACGCGGAGCGGACGCGCAAGCCGCTCTACCGCTTCGACTTCAAGACGAACGAGGAGGGGAACCGCGCCGAGATCGTGAAGACCCCGACCGGGCACATCCGGCTGTACGACAAACCGGAGAAAGACAAGCAATATGCCCTTTCGGCCGACGTCGCCACCGGGCGGGGGAAGGACTACTCCTCGGCGACGGTGATCGACCTGACCAACGCGAACATCGCCGCGCAGTTCCACGGCAAGCTCGACCCCGACCTCTTCGCCGAGCAGCTGCACTTCCTGGGCAAGTGGTTCAACAGCGCGGTGATCGCGCCCGAGATGGGCGGCGGCTACGGCGAGCCGGTGATCCTCTCGCTGCGCGACGGGCGGAAGGGGCGCCCGCCCTACCGCAAGCTGTACATGCACCAGATCGAGGACCGCCCCGACTACAAGCGGCACATCACCTACGGCTACCCGATCACGAACAAGACGCGGCCGCAGGTGATCAACCAGCTGGAGCAGTGGATCCGCGAGCGGACGCTGCCGCACCTGCCGCTTGAGGTGATCCTGGAGTGCAAGACCTTCGTCAAGCGCGACACGCTGCCCTCCCCACGCGCGGCCGAAGGGTGCAACGATGATCGTGTGATGGACCTTGCCATCGGACTCGACCTCTATCGTCAGCGGGGTCACCACGCGCGCGACGTGCGGCGAAACCGCCGCAAGGGGCGCGCCTATCAGCCGGAGTCTCCGTGGCAGTAGGAGGAAACCGATGAGCGAGACATTCATGCCACCCGCCGCGCCCGCTCCCGCTCCGGGAGCACCGCTGGCGGGACCCCCGGGTGCGGCGCCCTCCGACAACCCGCTGGTCGCCGCGATGGGTGCCGGTCCCGGAGGCGCGGACACGGCGACGCTCCCGCCCGAGTTGATGGCAGCGCTCGGCGGCGGCGCGGCTCCGCCACCCCCAGGCGCAGACGGGATGGAACCGGCCTCGCTCGACGCGGCGCTGGAGCACTTCCGTCTCGGCGTGCAGATGCTGCAGGAGCTTCAGGTCGCCTCGACCGACGACCAGGAGATGGGCGAGCTTCACGGGCTGATGGGGCCGGTGCAGAAGATGCTCGCCGACCGCTCTAAGCAGCAGGCTGTCGCCTCGGCGAGCGGCCCCAAGCTGGGAGGCGGCGGCGGTGGCGCGTGAGGTCGACCCGTACCGCCCCACCCACGAGTTCCCTGGCGCGCTGGAGCTTGTGCTCGATGCGGTCGCGCAGGCGGAGCGCCACCACGCCTCCTTCTGCGAGAAGGTCGAGAAGCGCTACCGCGCCTACCGGGGCGTCCCCGAGAACCGCAACGAATCATCCGACAGCTGGCGCTCGAAGCTGACGACGCCGTATCTCCTCCAGACGGTGGAGGCGATGCTCGCGACGATGCTGATCCCGAAGCCGCGCTGGCAGGTCAACCCGGTGGTGCTCCCCGAGCAGGAGATCGAGATGGCGGTCGCGCGCCAGCAGACCGGCCGCCACGTCGAGATCGCGCTGGAGCGCGAGATGGACGCCGACCAGTTCGTGCTCAAGCAGCGCCCCTTCATGCAGCAGGACATGATCGTCGGGTTCACCGTCGCGAAGCTGATGTGGCGCTCCGAGCGCGGCTACCGCAAGTTCCTGGAGCCGACGATCACCCTGGTGCAGGACGGCTTCGGCAACGTGGTCGACTCGCAGCCCGGGCTTGAGGAGCGCGAGCGCGAGCTTCTCGTGCACGACGGCCCGACCTTCATCGTCCGCGACGTGCGCGACTGGATGTGGCCCGAGTCGGCGAAGAACGTGCAGGACGCGGCCTGGATCATCGATCGCGCCTGGGAGACCTACGAGTGCCTGGAGAAGAAGCAGGAGATGGGTCTCTACTCGAACGTCTCCGAGTTGAAGGAGAAGGTCGACCAGTACAAGGGCAACTCCGAGCGCGAGCAGATGCTCCGCAACTCCGAGCGCGACTCCGGCCTGATCGAGGTGCTGGAGTACTGGACGAACGACCGGGTGATCACGGTCGCGGCGCGCAACACGGTGCTGGCCGACAACCCGAACCCGTTCTGGCACGGCAAGAAGCCGTTCGTCGTCTCCTCCTCGATGCCCGACGCCTTCCAGATCCCGGGGATCTCGGTGGTCGAGTCGCTCGCGCAGATGCAGGAGTACCTCTGGTCGCTGCAGAACAATCGGCTCGACTCGATCAGGCTGCTCAACAACCTGATCACGCTGATCCGTTCCGACGTCGACGACCCCGACTCGTTCGAGTTCTATCCGGGCGCGCAGTGGTTCGTCGACGATCCCTCGCAGGTCTCGACGCTGCCGATCGACCCGAGCGTCGGGCAGGTCTCGCTGGAGGCGGAGTCGATGATCAAGGGCGACCTGCAGAACGTGATGGGCGGCCTCCCCTACGCCGGGTCGGTCAACGAGGTTAACCAGACGACCGCGACGGGGATGTCGATCGTCACTTCGATCGCCGAGCGGATGATCAAGGCCCGCACCGCGAACTACGCCTGGGCCTACGCGCAGATCGGGGAGATGTTCCTTTCGATGATGGCGCAGTTCATCCGCCAGGAGAAGGCGTACATGATCAAGGGGGAGGGGGCGAAGCCGCAGACGATGCTGCTCTCGCCGACCGACTTCCAGGGCGACTGGTCGGTGCAGGTCGACGTGATGGAGGAGTCGCTGATGCGTCAGGAGCGACGCGCCGAGGCGCAGTCGCTGATGCAGATGGCCGGGCAGCTGTCGCAGGTCGTGCCGCTCAACATGAAGGCGTTCATGACCCGCGTGCTCGACGCCTACGGGGTCGACTCACCCGAGCAGTACTTCTCGGAGGGGCAGCCTGGCGCGCCCCCGGGCGCGAACGGCGCGGCCCCGGGGATCGGGCCTGAGGCGCCCACCTCCGCTGGCGTGCAGGGGCAGATGACCCCGCAGGGGCCGCAGTCCGGGCAGACCAACCCGGCGCTTGCCGGGGCGCACGGCCTCTCGCAGTCGCCGGAGATGCTGGCCGGGATGGCCACGCGCGCCGCCTCGGGAATCGGTGGCTGACGAGAAGAACAAGGAGGTCCTCCGCCAGCGCGCCGCCCGCATCTCGTCGGTGATGAACCACCCCGGCTGGGATGAATGGGTCGACGAGGCCAAGCGGAAGATCGACATCCTGGAACGAACTGCCGTACGGTTGGCGCTCTCCGAGGGGGGCGCCGACCAGCGCAAGCTGGACGAGATTCGAGGGTGGATCGCGGCGCTCCGCTGGACGTACCGGATGCCCGAGGCAGCCGAGAGAAAGCATGAGCGCTGGATCGAAGAGGAACTGGAGGCCACCGAATGAGCGAGCAGGAAGAGGACCAGCCGATCACCGAGGAGGAGTTCGCTCGGATGCTGGCCGAACAGGATGCGCAGGATCAGGCGCCAGAAGAAGCTGCTGTCGAGGAACCGGAGCCAGAGGCCGAGGTCGAGCCGGAGCCTCCCGAACTCGAACCCGAGGCCGAGCCGGTCATCCCCGGACGACCGGGCGAACCCGACGAGCAGCCGGAGCTTCCCCCCGAGGAGCTAGAGCTTCCCGCCGGGGAGGAGCCTGCCGAGCACATCGCCTGGGCGCAGCGGCGCAACCTGACCGACTTTGAGTCGGCGGCGAAGCTCGCCTTCGAGCAGGAGAAGTTCCTGGGGCGCAAGTCGTCGGAGATCGAGGCGCTGCGCGAGCAGCTGCGCGAGGTCGAGCAGCAGGTCGGTCAGCCCGCGCCGCCCCCGCGCAGCGAGCAGTGGATCGCTGCGGCGCTCTCCTCGCCCGACCCGGCGCGCTACGCCTGGGAGTTGGCGGAGGCCGGGGACTGGGCGACCTACCAGCAGTACATGGGGATGTGGGAGCAGATCGTCGGCGAGAGCGTGACGATGAGCGTCCACCAGCAGATCCTCACCGGGCTGGAGGAGCAGGAGCAGCGCGAGCCGGACGAGCCGGGCACCCCGGAGAACGCGATCCAGGACGCGTTTGCCGCCGTCGGCGTCTACGACCTGCAGAACGACCCGCTCGTGCCGACGATCCGCCAGGTCGCCGATGAGATGGGCGGCAAGCACCCGCTCGTCGAGGCGGCCGCGCGCGGCGACGCGACGGCGATCGCGGCGATCGTGGAGATCGCGCGCTCGCGCACGTACACGACGCGCACGGTGCGCCTCGACGGGACGCCGGTCGAGACCGAGGACCGCAAGCGCGCCTCGGCGGTCACCGGCTCGGGCGGCTCACCGACCCGGACGCCACCGAAGGAGGACCCGCTCGCCGCCGACAGGGAGCAGTGGCGCCGGATGGGCGTCCTTCCGGTGGAGTAACCTCTGGCGCATCGGGCACGGCTTGGGCTACGCCTTCGGCAGCCCTCCTGGTCACCCGGGGATCCATGAGCACCGCCAAGGGCGGGACGCGAGAATCTTCCATCTCGTAGGAGGGAACCAATGCCCACCCTTGCAGCAGGGTCCGACGTTTCCACAGAGGAAATCGTCGCCGACGAGCGCATCGTCGACATGGACCCGACCATGCGGCTGCTCGACCCCGACTCGACGCAGTTCGACACCTTCACCCGGCGCCTTCCCGCGCGCTCCGCGACGCGTGAGAAGGTCAACTGGCTGGAGGAGGAGTACGTCGGACGCGTCGTGACGGCCGCCGCCTACACCTCCGGCGCGACCACGATCAACGTGGGTGCGGGCGAGGGCGCGCTCGTTCGAGCGGGCGACGTCCTGCGCAACATGCGAACCGGCGAGGGCTTCCGGGTCTCCTCGGTCGCCGTCGACGCGCTCACGGTCGTCACCTCCTGGGGTGCCGCCGTCAACGCGGCCGGGAACGCGGGCGACAAGCTGCTGATCGTCGGTCCGGCGATGCAGCAGGGTTCGACGATTCCGAACCCGCGTTACCAGCAGAGGGTGCTGGGCTTCAACTACACGCAGATCGAGCGGACCCCGTGGCTGTTCACGGGCACTGCCGCCGCGATCCAGCTGTACGGGGGAGCGGAGCCGGGCAAGGAGTCCGCGCGAGCGGGCGTCGTGCACAAGCGCTTCTGGGAGTCGACCGCGTTCTTCGGGGCGCGCGAGTTCTCCTCGGCAGCCGACGTCGTGGTCGGCTCGGCCGGTGGCGCGATCGAGTTCATCCAGACGAACAGGCAGAACGTCAACGGCGAGTTGACGGCCGACTTCCTCGACTCCTTCCTGGCCACCGTGCTGGCGAAGGGGTCGGAGAACAAGGTGATGTTCACCGGGACGATCGGCGCGTACTACCTGTCGCGCTTCAACCGCTCCGGCCAGGGCGCCTTCTGGAAGCCGGGCAACGAGCGGGTGCACGGCGTCAAGGTGGACGGCTTCATCTCCGGCGTGTTCGGGACGCAGATCCCGGTCGTCGTCAAGAAGGAGTGGGCCGACTTCCCGTCGGGCGTCAACGGCTACAACGGGAACCTCTTCGTGCTCGACATGAACTACATCGAGCGGCGCCCGCTGGTCGGACGTGACACGAAGCGGATCACCTACGACATCAAGTCGCTCGGAAACGGACGCGACTCGGAGGGCGGCGAGTACTTCACCGAGGCGACCTACACGTTCGCCCAGGAGAAGACCCACGGTCTGCTCTACGGGATCGCGTGAGCCAAGGGGTCAGCGCGGGGGGCCATGCTCGGCCTCGGTCCCCCGCGCTGGCGAGAGGAGCAACGAATGAGGCTGGTGAGTCAGTACGGCAGGTACGGAATCCAGTACCGCCCGCGCAAGGCGAACACCGACCACGCAGGCGTCGAGCACGTCACCCAGGAGGGGATCTATCTTCAGTTCGAGCAGGGTGACCTGTTCGAGAACGAGGAGATCGCGGCCAACCAGTACTTCCGCTTCCGGGGCCAGTTCCAGCACGAGGACGAGGCGACGCCGGTCGACCCGAAGTACCGGATGTCGACCTTCGACACGAACAAGCAGGACTGGCCGGACGAGCTTCGCGACGAGATCGAGGAGTGGCTGATCGAGAAGTCGGCCGAGGACCCGTCGTTTATGGTGATGACGACCACCCCGATCCCGAAGCCCTGGCCGCTCTACGACGAGTACGAGGGCAGCCCCGAAGAGATCATCTTCGTGCTGCAGACGCAGGGCCACTCGCTGCAGGAGGCGCTCGACTACGAGCGGCTGTTCGGCCCCCGTCGCCCCGACGTGATCGCGGCGATGGAGGAGGTCCTCGGCGTGGAGACCGTCCAGGCGTGAACGCCGAGGGGATCATCGGCGCCGAGCCGGGCGAGCGCACCGAGACCCTCCCGGACGGGCGCGAGGTACAGGACGTCGAGTTGCTGCTGACCGAGGAGGCGCATAAGCGGATCCGCCTCGGCTACCAGTGCGGTCGCTGCATGGAGTGCTTCCTCTCGCCCTGGCCGGAGCAGTGCCGCCTCTGCGGCTTTCCCGTCGCGACGGTGCAGCGCGAGTACTACGAGCGCGAGTTCGTCGGCGGCAAGGTGCTGCGCACGGGCCTGACGGCGGAGGAGCTAGCCGACGGCGAGGCCAGACTGCACGAGATCCTCCAGGCAAGGAGACGCTGATGGCCAAGACCGAGGTGACGATGATCAACTCGGTCGGCGAGCACCCCGCCGGGACGAAGGTCAAGCTCGACGCGGACGAGGCCGACCGCTTCATCCTCAGGGGCTACGCGGAGGGCAAGCTCTCGCGCGAGTACTCCGAGGACGAAACCGCCGCGATCCGGGGCGAGAGCCAGCAGGTGAGCGTCTGATGTCGGCCCATTACGACCTCGCGCTGCAGGAGCACTGGAAGGGGACGCTCGGCGATCTCACCTCGCCCGGCATCCCCGTCAAGGTCAGGCTGATGCGCGTCTCGGCCTACGCCTTCTCGCAGGCCCACCAGTTCGTCTCCGCGCTGCCCGCCGCCCTCTCCACCGACGTGGTGCTCGGCGCGAAGACGGCGGACGGTGCGGGGGCGAACCCGGGTTGCCTCGATGCGGGTGACGCGACCTTCCTCGCGGTGCCTGCGGGGGCGGCGCTCGACTGCCTGGCCGCCTTCAAGGACACGGGGTCTCCGGCGACCTCGCCGCTCCTCTTCTACATCGACGGCTTCAGCGTGATCCCGAACGGCGGCGACATCACGGTGCAGTGGGCGAACGCCGCGCCGTTCATCGCGAAGCTCTAGGGAGGTAGCCGATGGCGGTCGTCCAGGTGCGGGGCGTCTACCCGCCGCTCTCGACGCCCTCGACCACCGGGCAGGTCATCACAGGCGACGGCCACCTCGTCGGCTGGAGCGCCGCCGCGCAGTTCGGCCCCGTCACCACGCGCTTCGACACGCGTGTGCTGGGCGTCCCCTCGGCCGCCGCATTTGGCACCGTCACCGCCGCCGTCGTCCTCGGCGCCCCCGGCGTCCCCTCGGCGCAGATCTTCGGCGCTGTCGCGATCCATGCGGAGGTCAGCCTCTCGCTCGTCGGTCTCGGGAGCGCGCAGGACTTCGGTGACCCCCGCGTCGGGCTGGTCGTGCGCAACGTCTGGATCTGGCCGACCGAGTGGGTGTCGAGCGTCCAGGAGTCGGCCGTCTGCGGCCAGGTGATCTGCGGAGACGGTCATCTCGTCGGGGGCTGGGAGTATCTTCCAGCGGCAGGGACACCGGACACTCTGGTGCTCGATCCCTCCGACGTTGAGACCCTCGAACTCGTGCCGACGGTGTCGAAGTGAGGAGATCAGATGGCTGACCCGGTGTTCGTCGACAACGTGACGCCGCTCGACGCGGTGAGCATGAACAAGCTCCAGACCCGTGACGAGAAGGGCGCGGTCAACGGATACCCCTCGCTCGGCGCGGACGGGAAGGTTCCGCTGGCCCAGCTGCCGCCGGTCGGGGGAGCCGACCTCTCCTTCGACGGCGACTGGGTGGCGGGCACCTACCAGGACGGCGACGTGGTGGTCTACAACGGGATCGCCTACATGTGCGTCGGCGGGCCGACCACGGTCGCGCCCGATCCTGCGATCTGGGGCATCGCTGGCCCGGCGAGCACGGTCGGCTACGGGACGACGTTGCCGGGTGCTCCGACCGACGGGCAGGAGGCGATCCTGGTCGACAGCATCACGAACCCGAGCTACCAGTGGCGCTTCCGCTACAACGCCGGATCCACGTCGCCGTACAAGTGGGAGTTCATCGGGGGCAACTGGTCGGCTGGCGCGTCAGGGGCGGGGCAATCCAACCTGACGCTCGCGATCAACACCTGGACGGATCTCGCCAACAACCTCGCGGGGGCCGCGATCCCCCGATCGGGCGACTACGAGGTCAACTGGTCATGCGTGGTACAGAACTGGGCCGTTGCCACGGCGGCTGGCTACACCATCGCGGCACGCGTCGCCTGCGGGGCGGCCGTCGGCAACGGCGCGAGCTTCATCCATCCCGGAGTCGGCGGCGGTGGCACCGCCCTTCAGGCCGGGGCCACGGTCGGTCTGACCGATCGGCTCAACGGGCTGACCGCCGGGCAACCGTTCAAGATCCAGGCCTTCACCGACAAGGCCATCGCCAACGGATGGGGCACGCTTTCTCTCAGGTTCCGCCCGGTGAGGGTCCAGTGAGCGACATCGAGACCCCCGAAATCGAGCCTGCGGCCACCCCACCCACGTCGACGCCGTGGGTGCCGATGTACCCGGTCAACCCGCCCATCGTCGCCCCCTTGCCCCCGGTCGTTCCGGCGCAACTCGTGATGCCGTGGGACTCCAACACGTACTGGACGGCCTTCGCGCTGGGGGCGTGGACGCCAGGTCACTGGGAGTTCGCCAATGCGAATGGCTGGCTCTACGGGCAGGCGCTCGTTCCTCCGGGCGTCACCTCGGCCAACCTGCGCTTCGCGATCGCGGCCAACGCGACCGCCGGGGTCGCTCGGATGGGGTTGCAGTACACCCCCGTCGCGAATGGCGAAGCGCTGAACTTCGGAGCCTTCGCGTCCGCTCCTCCGAGTCAGGATGTCGTCGTTCCCGCCACCGCCTACCAGCGCAAGGATGTCGTCTTCGCGCTGACCGGTCTCGTCGGGAGCGACCTGGTCGCATTCGCGGTCTCCCGCGAAGGGGCGCACGCGAACGACACGCTCACCGTCGCCACACTGCTGTTCGGCGCCTGGCTGGAGCCGACGGGATGAGCCGGGGCACGTTCAGCGGGACGCAGCGGCTCAGCGTCGCGGCACCGATCGGGATCTCCGTCTTCACCATCCACATCTGGATCTACATCCCGGTCACGCAGTCCGCGAACAACCGGATCTGGCAGCTTGGCAACAGCATCGGGCTGGGCTTCATGACGGCAGGACGACAGGCGCAGATCGTCGACGAGGCGATCGCCTGGCGCGGCTCGGGAGTCGCCGTCGCGCTGAACGCCTGGGTCCCCATCGGCGTCGTGCGAAACGGCGGCGGCGCGTACTGGCTCTACTACGACGGCAACCTGATCGAGACCCCCACCGCCGCCCCCCAGGCGCTCAGCGGGGCGTTCGTCGTCGGGAACAGCGTTGACGCCACGCACTCGCTCAACGGGTACGAGGCCGGGCTGACGACGTGGTCGGTCGCTCTCTCGGCCAACGAGATCCTCTCGCTCAGGCGCGGAGCTTCGCCGTTGACGATCCAGCCCGCGAGCCTCCAGGGGCACTGGCCGCTGTGGGGCGCGGGCGGAAACAGTGCGAACGAACCCGACCTCACCATCCGGCAGCGCACGCTCGGCCAGGTCGGCAATCCTCCCGCAGTTGCGGGCAACCCCGCGATCCCGTCCCCCGTCCCGGCGTACCCGCTGTGAGGGCCGCATGACCCACAAGCAGATCATCGATCACGTCTCGCGCACGCTGGGGATGCAGCTGGACACGAGCGCCCCCGAGGGCGACCTGATCCGCGACTGGATCTACGCCGGGATCGTCGACATCGCCTCGCGCACGCGCGCGGGGGTACGCGCCGTCGACCTGGTGATCACGGCCAACACGCGGGTGCACGACATGTCGCAGCAGATCATCTCGCTGCTCGACATCGAGGACGGCTCCGGCTTCCTGACCCGCTACTCGCGCGAGGACGTGAGCTTCATGCAGTCGGTCGGGCAGCGCGGCTACGCCTACGAGGAGCCGCTGCTCTGGCTCTCGCCGCTGCGCGACACGGACGGCCAGTCGGTGCGCGCCTACGGGGTCTTCATGCCGCAGAGGATGAGCGGCGACAGCGACAGCCCGAGCACGGAGCAGTTCGGGAACCTCTCCGAGGGGTTCCACCCGACGATCATCACGTACTGCCTGTGGAAGGGCGGCGAGTACATCGAGCACGAGCAGTCCGGCGGCGGCGAGCGCTGGCGCGAGCAGTACGAGGGCAAGGACGGAGTCGGTGGGGAGATCTCGAAGATCAAGCGGATCCTCGCCAAGCGCGTCTCGCCCGCAGGCTCGCGGCGTCGAGACCCGACGGGGCAGGTCGGGGCGCTCTCCGGCCCGCTGGAGTACCTCGGCGGATGAGACCGGCCTCGATCCTCCCGCTGGTCAAGGGGATGACCCGCGACTACTCGGTCGACTCGCTCCCGGAGGGCTACGTCTGGGACATGAAGGACTTCATCCCGCAGCGGCGCGGCACGAGGATGGAGTCACGCGCGGCTTGGCAGTACTTCACGACGATGCTCGGCTCGACGCTGTGGGGCGGCTACTACGCACGCTTCGCGAAGGGCGAGCGGATGTACTGGCTGGCCACGCCGGGCGGCGGCGGCAACGCGCTGATCAACCACGTCGACCCGATCACGGGTGGGGTGGTGATCGGGGTCGACTCGGGCCTGAAGAACATGGTGCAGAACGGGGTGATGCTGCGCGAGCGCGTCTACTTCTTCGACGGCTCGGAGACGGTGATCCCGATCTGGGTCTCCTTCGACGGGACGACGCAGACGAACGGCCCGGTTCACGCGAGCGCCCCGAAGGCGTCGGTCGGGACGGTGCACAAGGACCGGCTCGTGGTCGGCTACGGCTCCGACATCTACTTCTCGCCGCTGGAGACCGACGGCGGGCCGCTCGGGACGTGGGATCCGATCTCGAAGATCTCCGTCTCCAAGCAGGTGACGGGCCTCGGCACGCTGGGCGGCAAGCTGCTCTGCTTCCACGCCTCGCGAATCTCGCGCGTGCAGGGGCAGATCGCCCCCGCCAACCTCGTCGACTCGGACATGTACGTCGACACGCTGACCGACCAGGTGGGCTGCACGATCCCGCAGACGATCTGCGCCTGGAATGAGAACCTCGTCTTCGCCGACGAACGCGGCGTCTACCTGACCGACGGCGCCTCGGTGCGCAACCTGACCGAGCAGGGCGGGATCGGCGACTTCTGGCGCGACATCTACGCGACCCGGGCGAGCGCTCCCTCGGTCTCGGCGGGGATCTACTTCGACTATCTGGTCGTCTCGGTGCTCGCTGAGGGCGGCAGCTACACGCTGCTCTGCGACCTCAACACGCGCGGCTGGTTCCGCTTCACGAACCTCTCGATCCAGGCGATGGTCCCCTCGGAGGGGACGAGCGAGGAGATCTTCGCAGGCCTCAACATCGGGCGGCTGATCCGCCTCTCCAACATGTTCAAGGGGTCGACGCTCGTCGAGATCGGGGTGCCGCCGGAGATCACGATCGACCAGATCGACGGCAACGGGGTGCCGGTGCTGCCGGAGATGCAGACCGGCTGGGCCAGGCTCGGCGAGGAGGCGCCGAAGCAGATGCGCTTCGTGTTCGTCTCCTACCGCCACCAGTCCTACGAGCACCCCGCGATCGAGGACGCGGTCGAGGTGCTCTACCGCAAGGACCCGACCGTGACCACCGACATGACCGCGTTCACGAGCCTCGGCTATCTGGGGATGGTCGAGGAGTACTCGCGCAAGCGGCTGCCCGTGCTCGGTAAGCACTACGGCGTGCAGTTCTTGATCCGCGCGAAGCACCCCTCGCGATTCTTCGACCTCACCGACATCGGGGTCGGCGCGACGCCGAACGATCGCGGCAAGGTGATGGTCGGCTGATGGCTCCGCCTCGCAGCGAGCGTCGGACCCGGGACCCCTCGCGGCCGCTGACCGACGAGGAGAAGCAGCAGATCACCCGCCTGCTCTCCGAGCCGATGGAGTTCCCCAACGAGTACCGCTCCTGGGTGAAGAACTACGTCGAGACGGTCGGGATCCAGCTTCCTCGCTCCTCGATCGTGGGGCTGAAGTCGTCGACGACGCGCACCGCGCGCGCCGTGCTCGACGAGCGGCTACCACCCGGCTCGGTGTTCCTCTTCGCCGGGGAGGAGCCGCCGCCGGGGACGGAGCGCTACGAGGCCACCGGCCGGGAAGCGCTCGCCGCGCCCCCAGGGCTGATGTACGTGATCGTGAAAGAGCCGCAGCCCGTGCAATCCTGAGGAGAAGACGATGCCGCTTGCCAAGTACCAGACCCCGTCCAGCTACATCGGCAAGAAGCCTGCGGTCGCGCCCGCCAAGGCGAAGCCTCCGCCCCCGCCGAAGCGCCTGACCGCGCCGACCTGGAAGATCCCCGCGAAGTACACCGCGCCGATCAAGGTCGGAGGGCAGGGTGGGGTGGCCGGGCCGTACACCGCCCCCGTCGCGGCGCCGGAGGTCACGGCCCCCGAGTACGCGGGCGCCTCGCTGGAGGGCTTCGGCGGTGGCGGCGGAACGCCGTACACGGGGGTCTCCCCCGACCTGATCGAGTCGCAGATGGGTGAGGACCTTGGCGCGATGTCGTCCTCGATGACCTCGAAGATCCGCCAGGCGCTCGTCGACCTGGGGCTGACCGACACCTCGCAGCTGACCCCCGAGGCGGCCAAGTACGTGGATGAGCCGACGCGGACGGCGGCGGCGCAGAACAAGTACTCGCTCTTCTCGACGCTGAAGGCCTCCGCTGACAAGGCGACCGCGCAGTCACGCGCGCAGCTGGCCGCACGCGGGATGCTCGGCTCGGGGCAGCTGACGAACGAGGCGAACGACATCCTCAAGCAGCTGGAGGAGAAGCGCTATTCCGGCGTGCGCCAGTTCTCCGGCTCGGTCGGAGACCTCGTTGCCGCCTATGCACAGCGCCAGCGCGAGTGGGCCTCCAAGCTCGCCGAGGCGCGCTTCATGCAGCAGCAGTACGTCGCCAGCGGTGCCGGTGGCGGGATCGACCCGGCGACCGGGCGCGGCTACGACACGCCCGAGCGCGGCGCGCGCCCCGGCGAGTGGGCCGACCTGCCGATCAGGGTCGGCTGGAACCCGAGGAAGAACTCCGACGCCGAGTACGACATGTCGGGCGCGACGAGGGTGCCCGGCGGCTTCATCGGCCCGCAGGGGCAGCGCTACGACGAGAACGGCCGGGTGGTCTAGCTGGCGATCTACACCCCGACGAGGGCGGTCAAGAAGGCGAAGGTCAAGTACGGCGGGACGAAGTACCCCTCGGGGCACCCGCCCGCGCTCGGTGCCACGCGGGTGAACGGGAAGCCCGTCGCCGCCCGCATGCTCGCGCCGAAGAAGAAGCCGCTGATCACGATCAAGCGGCGGACCGTCGACCCGCTGACCCAGATCTACAACCGCTACCGCTCGCAGATCCTGACCGACGAGCAGATGCAGGCGAAGGCGAACGAGTGGGTCACCTCGCAGGTCAACCCGAACACCGACATCGTCAAGCAGGAGGCCGAGCGGCTGCGCGGCCAGGCGGCCGGACGGCGTGACGCGATGCAGGCGGCGTACATGGCGGCCGCAGGGGCGAACGCGCAGATGGCCCCACAGATCCTGGCGGGCTTCCAGTCGGCTGCGAACACGCTCGGTGGCCTCTCCGCCGGAGCGACCGGCCAGGTGGGCGCGGCGCAACGCGCCGACATCGCCTCGCAGGATCAGGCGCTTCGTAGCGTCGGGCAGGCGGCGACCTCGACCGGCGACCCGGCCGAGCAGCAGGGCGTCGAGAACTACGTGGGCGGCTACCTGCCCGCCGCCAACCTGGCGGAGATGGGCGGGATCGCGCAGCGTGGGTTCCTCGGCGAGGTGGCCGACGAGCGGATGCGCGCGGTCTCGATCCCCTGGAGCGAGTACAGCGACACGATCGCCACGCTCGACGAGAAGGAGCTTTCGGAACTGAGCGACCTCGCGGCAAAGCGCCCTGACCTGGTGCAGGGCGTGATGGAGAAGCTGACCGCGAACAACGAGAAGCTGCTCGGCGGGATGCTCGACGTCGAGAAGGAGCGCGCCGACCGGCGCCAGCAGCTGGCGAAGATCAAGCAAGCGGACGCGACGCTCAGGCTCAGGTACCAGGAGGCGCGCCGTGACGCGCGCACCGACGCGGACAAGGCAGCGGTCGACCGCTGGTACAAGAACCAGCAGGTCAAGCTCTCCGCCGCGCGCAACGCCGTCTCGGCGACGAACGCACAGACTTCGGCGGCTCGCCTCGACGTCTCGCGCTTCAACGCGCAGACCTCGCGGATCAGGGCGACCCAGCAGGCCTCCGGGTTCAAGCCGATCGCCGAGGTGCTGGCCAGCGCGGGCCGTTCGCGGCGTGACATCCCACGCGGGCAATCGCGCGCGAAGATCGCCGCCGCGCTCTTCCAGCAGTACGCGATGTCGGTCGCCCCGGCACAGCGCCCCGCGCTCAAGGCCGCCCTGATCAGGTGGGTGAACACGCTCCCGCTGCAGCAGAAGCGTGGCGGGACGACCAGCATCTTCACCCCGAAGTAGGCCTGAGCCATGGCCAGGTACACGCCGCCCGGGATGACGGCCCAGCAGGCGGCGAAGCTGCGGCGCGGCACGAAGGAGATCGAGCGCAAGTACGCGCGCCAGCAGGTCGCCTCGATGACCAAGCCGAGGAAGGGCAAGAGCTTCTTCGGCTTCATGGAGAACCTCGGCGAGACGGTGCCGCAGCTGATCGGCGGCAGCGCCGAACTCGGCAAGCAGGTCGGCCTCGCCGCCTACCACGACATCAAGGCGGGGCGCGGGATCACGAAGCCAGGCGGGCTGCTCGTCGGCAAGTCGGAGGGTGGCGACCTGATCAAGGCGCAGGTCGCTGCGATCCCCGGGCAGATCAAGCTGCTCGCCGATCCGAACGAGTGGTACGAACACCCGGGCTTTCAGATCCTCAACACCGCCGGGCTGGTCCTCCCGGCCGCGCGCGCCGCCTCGATCGGACGCCTCGCGACCACGATCCGCGCCGCCAACCCGGGGATGTCGGTGCTCCGCGCGAACAAGGCCGCCGTCGCTGAGTCGTTCCACCCCGGCTTCGCCGCCTCAAAGGGGATCAAGGGCGGGATCGCGCCGCGCCGGATCGAAGGCAAGTACGGAGCAGCGCCAGGGCGGATGCCCTCACGCCAGCCGATCGTGCGTGGCGGGCAGAAGGCGATCGACCAGCTGAGTGAGGCAATCGACGTGCGCAACCCGGAGCGGATCTTCTCTGCCTCTCGCCGCGCACAGGCTGCCGCTCGCCGCAACGCGATCCGCGAGACCCGCCGCACCCGCGCCGCGCGCCAGCGGATGGAGGAGATCATCACGCAGGCGATCACCCCCTCGAAGCGAGGGCGCGCCGCACGTGCGTTCGGCCTCAGCACCAAGGTCGATCCGGCTGTCGGCGCGGCGCTCGTCGCCGCCCTGGAGGGACCGGCGGGGCGGAGCGTCCGCGAGGCGACGGAGATCCGGATCAAGCAGCTGAACAGCGTGCTGGAGCAGAACCAGGACCTCCGCCCGATGCGCGACCAGATCGACCAACTGCATGCAGAACGCCAGGCGCTCACCGAGGCGGGCGAGGATACGGGCGCAGTCGACGCGCAGATCACACGGCAGCAGGACGCGCTCGACTTCCTGCTCGGCAAGAACGTCGCGCCGGTCACCGGCTCGCCGATCCGGGACCTCGTCCATAAGACGATGACGCAGACGCTCGGCAAGGAGCGGGCGAACCAGTCGATCAAGCTCTGGGACGCGCGCGCACGCGCCGCCTCACCGGACGACCCGGCCGCCTGGTACACGGCAAACGTCGCAGGCACACGGCAGATGCCGCTTGAGCAGTTCGCCCCCGAGGGGGCAGCGCTCTACCAGCGGATGGCCGCCGACCAGGGCGGCTGGTACTTCCCGATTCAGCGCGCGCTCGACGACATGGGCGACAAGACGATGCAGGTCGGGCAGCTGTACGCGGCGCTCAAGAAGCGTGGGATCTCGACCGAGGAGCTTCGCAACTCGGGGATGGAGGAGGTCGCGCAGCGTGCGCCCGACACCGTCATCACACCGTCACAGGTGCTCGGCGAATTGCATGCAGGCGGCTATTTCCGCACCTTCGACCCGGACGTGCAGATCACCAAGCAGGACCCCTCGGCCGATCCGTACCGGGGCTACACGACCCGCTACGACCCGGACGTGATGCCGCAGATCAACTCGCGCGACGCGGCGCCGGGCGAGTACCACGAGATGGTCGTCCGCTACCCCGAGCTTCCCGGCACGCGCGCCGGAGAGCAGCACTGGGGCAAGAGCGGGAACGCCTACCACGTCCGCTACCAGATCTTCCCCGACGAGGACGGCAACCGCGTGATGCTGATCGACGAGATCCAGTCGGACTGGGCCTCGGACTACCGTCGCGCGGGCAAGGAAGGGGCGCAGGAGAGGTCGCCCGGGGAGACGGCGGCGGAGGGGGTCGCACACGAGGAGCGGGTGACGGCGGCGGGCGAGGATCTGGCCTTGTCGCAGCAGCGTGTGCGCGAGATTGGGGCGGAGATTCAGCAGGCTGCCGACGACGGCGTCGACTGGGAGACGATCCCGGGTCTGAGACAGCGGTTGAGCGACGCCGTCAGCGGGGTCGACAAGGCGTCCGACAGGCTCACCCTGGCCGAGCGTGAGCGGCGCGACTTCCACCGCTTCGTCTCAAGTCGGATCCCGCCCTCGCCGATGGGGCAGAAGCGCTACCTCGACAACGCGATCCGGCAGGTCCTGCGTGAGGCCGACAACCAGGACGTCGACCACATCGTGCTCGTCGACGGCGACACGCAGGCGCTTCGCAACAGCGCCACCGAGCTTGGCCCCGACGAGGGCGTCACGGTCGACGAGGGCTTCGACAACGGCCGCTACGGGGAGTGGGTCGACGACACGACCGGCGAGCCGCTGACGAACGAGGAGATCACGGCGAAGCTCCGCGAGCAGGGACGGGGTGGCAGCTTCACCCGGCTCTACAACAAGGAGATCCCCGAGGTCCTCGCGAAGATCGGGGGCGAGGAGACGCGCTACCTCGACGACGCGTACACCGGGCGCCACTCGGCGGTGCCGAACCAGTACGACTACACCGACTACGACGGCTACATGCAGACCGAGGACTCGGCGATGCCGGGCACCGTCTTCGAGATGACGCCCGAGGTGAAGGCGAAGATCCGCAAGGAGCAGCCGCTCTACCGGCGCAACTTCGAGGGGCTGCCGCAGGGCGCCACCGAGTTCCTCGCCGACGGGCGCGCGCGCGTGACGATGTTCGAGAAGGCGGACGTCTCGACCTGGGTGCACGAGCTTGCCCACGTCGCGCTTCGCGACCTCGACCCTGACGATCTAAGGACCTTGGAGCATGAGATCGCGGGCGGGCGCAAGCTCGACGAGTGGACGGAGGCCGACCACGAGGAGTACGCGCGCTCGTTCGAGACGTACCTGCGCGACGGGTACGCCGCCCCGGCGCTGCGCGACGTCTTCGCGAAGATCGCCGCCTGGATGAAGGACGTCTGGCGCCGGACGGGTGGCGAGGCGGAGCAGCTGAACCCCGAGGTCGCCGACGTGTTCGACCGGATGCTGGGCCGCCGCTACCAGAACACCGTCGTGCTCGACGACGCCGAGATCGCGCAGGTGCGCGCCGACATCGCCGACCTGCAGAAGGCACTCGACTCGGGCGACGTCGACCGGATCGCCGACGCCTCGAACGCGCTGGCCTCGCTCTCCGAGCAGGCGGAGGCGGCCGGGGTCGAGCTTCTGATGCGGAACGCGAAGTCGCCCGAGCACGAAGAGGCGATCCTGGCGGGTCTCGCCGAGCGGAAGAACGCGATCGTCGAGGACTACCGGCGGCGCGGCCTGATCGGCTACGGCGAGGAGGCGCGCGGCTACTTCCCGCAGTTCTCCCAGTGGGAGGCGCTCGGCCAGCCGAACGTCGCACCGTCTCGGATCGCTGCGACCGGCGCCACCGTCGGCACGCCCCGAGTCACCTCGAAGGCGCTCAACCGCAATCGCAACAAGCTCGTGCGGATGCAGACCGGCGAGGTGCTGAACGATCCGACCTCGGTGATCTACATCCTCCGCGCGCGGCTGCGCCTGCACGAGACGATCAAGGCGCGCAACGAGCTATGGGCGGTGGGCGAGCCGATCCGCGCGGGAGAGCCGATCGGGGTCAGGGGTCAGGTCGCGCTCGTGCGCAACCCCGACGTCGCGCCGGAGCGGATGCGCACCGCCACCGAGGCGGCCGCCTCGCTGACCCGCGAGGACTACACGCGCCTGCAGAAGCGCCGCGCGATCGAGGACGTCGACGAGGTTGACACCTCCCCGGTGCGCGAGCAGATGATCTGGACGCCGGACGACGGCCCTCGCCCGGAGTGGACACGCGATGAGGCGAACGTCCGTGCGGTGCCACTCAAGATCGCGACGAAGCGACTCGGCGACGTGTTCAACTCGGGGCCGCGCAACCAGGCGACGGCGGCGCTCGGGATCGCCAACGCGCTGGCACGCGCGGCGCTGATCTACACGCCGCTCGGGGGCGTGCGCTACGTGTTCCGCAACTGGATCCAGAACGCCGTGCTGATGGCGCTGACGCAGCCCTCCGCCTTCCTCAAGCTGGCCTCGAACCGCAAGCTCCGCTCCGAGCACCCCGAGCTTTGGGACCGGATCAATGAGGAGTTCGGGACGATCCAGGCGCAGGCGCTGCCCGAGTTCAACACGCGCGCGCAGGGGAGGATGCAGCGCGCCGAGCGCCGCTCGAACCAGATCTCCGGCCAGATCGGCGAGCACCTCGGCCGCTTCGCCGACGTGCCGCTGCGCTCCGCCTCGTGGCGCAGGCACGCCGAGCGCTACGGGTTCACCAGCCCCGCCGACTACGAGCGCCTGCTCGACGACCCGGACCTGGCGGAGATCCGCAACACGATCTCGCAGCGGGTGCGCGAGGACATGATCGACTTCGACGCGCTCTCGCCGTACGAGAAGGAGGTGCTGACCCGCTACCTGTTCATCTGGCCGTTCGTCCGGGGCGCGACGAAGTGGCCGTTCATGTACGCGCGCGAGTACCCGATGCGCCTGGCCGCCGCCTCTCTGATGACCCCGCGCACCGACGACGGGCGCTCGCTGAAGGAGGTCCTCAAGGCAGGCGACTTCGATCTCAGCTGGCTGAACCCGGTCGATCCGCTCGTGCAGAACCTGCAGCGCGTCGAGGCGACGGGGCGGCGCGTCTCGCACGGCGACTACAACCTCTCGCCGCTGGCCGGGGTGCTCTCGCCGCAGCTGCAGATGCTGCTCGACGCAGGCTCCGGCAACCTCGGCAAGGACGTGCCGCACCAGCTGGCGACCGAGTTCGTGCCGTTCTACTCCACCGTCGAGGCCGCGCTCGGCGGCAAGCAGGCGACCAAGGACTTCGCGCTGCGCACGGTCGGCAAGCAGACGCGGCCGCGCTCGGTCGTGAAGAAGGCCAACGAGTGGATGGGTGAGCTTGACTCGGTGCTCAAGACCGCCGACGAGAAGGGCTTCACGATCCCGCCCGCAGCGAAGGCGCGGGTCGAGCGGATGCGCGCCGCCTACGGCGACTGGACGGAGGAGTCCGCGCGCGCGAAGTGGGCGAAGCAGGACGTCGGGGTCGACGAGACCGACGACGCCGAGCGCACGCAGCTGCTGCTCGGCGTGATGCGCGAGCACTACCCCGACGAGTACGCGGCGCTGCAGCGCGACTCCGAGCAGTCGACCGGGATGACGGCCGAGGACGCCGTCGCCTCCGACCGCTTCGACAACGCGAAGATCTACCGCGCGGTCTACGACCAGATGTTCGGGCTGCGCCAGCAGATCCTCGACGACGCGAAGGAGGCGGGCTGGCGGTGAACGACCACGGCCTCGTCAACGTGCTGGCCAAGGCGGGCTTCCGGGGGAACGCGCTGAAGACCGCCTTCGGGATCGCCAAGCGCGAGTCGGGTGGACGCCCCGAGGCGTTCAACCCGGACGCGTCGACGGGCGACCGGAGCTACGGCCTGTTCCAGATCAACATGCTCGGCTCGATGGGTCCAGCCCGGCGCAGGCAGTTCGGGCTGCAGTCGAACGAGGAGCTTCTCAACCCGCTCGTCAACGCGCGCTCGGCCTTCCGTATGTCGAACGGCGGTCGCGACTTCGGCGCCTGGGGGATCGGCCCGAATGCCTACCGCTCGGGCGCGGGCTACGAGACGATCGCGAAGTACGTCGACCAGACACCCGCGCTTGCGCCTACCAGGCGCCAGCCGAAGCTGCCCGACTTCGACGTCGGGTCGGTCTTGGGAGGAGGCGGGAAGGCCGGTGGCTTCCGGCTTCCGGACTTCGACGTCGAGGACGTCCTCGGCGGAGGTGGGCTGATCACGCCTCCGCCGGGGGCCGCCCGCCGAATGGACCCCGGCGGGTTCGGGATCGTTCCGCCCCCGCCGGTCGGCAAGCAGAAGCTAGTCGCCGAGGCGCGTGCGCGTTCTTACGGCGGGACGACGCAGCAGGTCGCGCACGAGCCGGGGCCGACACCGAAGGTGAACCGGGCACTGGAGATCGCCAAGGCGCAGCTGGGCAAGCCCTACGTGTGGGGCGCCGCCACGCCGGGCGTCGGCTTCGATTGCTCGGGGCTGATCGAGTACGCCTTCGAGCAGGCGGGGATCCCCACGCCGGGCCGCCTGACCACCTACTCGATGCGCAACGTCGGGCGCCGCGTGCCCTCGCTGACCCAGGCCAAGCCGGGCGACTGGCTGATCACGCACGGGGGCGGGCACGTCGTGATGTACATGGGTAACGGCAAGGTGATCGCCGCCCCGCACACGGGCGAGGTGGTGCAGTACCAGCCGGTCAGCCGCTTCGTCGGCGACATCGTCGACATCCGCCGCTTCCCGTAGGGGGGGAGGGAGGCGGAGCGGGTGGGTTGACCCCGCCTCCCTCGGGGGAACGCAGCCCGGCGGCTCAACGGGGGAGGAGGGCTACCGGACCACTAGGCGCCGACTCGGAGCGTCCGACCAGGCGAGCCGGTCAGCCGCCCCTCAGCAATCAGCGCCCAAACAGCATTATGCGCGCTTGAGGGGCTGGCATAGCCGACCGCCTCGGCGATCTGCCTGAGCGTGGGCGGGTAGTCGTGCTCGGAGAGGTACTGCTCGACAAAGGCGTAGACCTCCTCGAAGTGCTCGCGGCTGGGCGTCATCGCATCCGCGCCTCGGTGATGTCCTCGATTAGGGTGCCCCTGTTCTGCATCGCCCAGGCGAACACCGTCGCGATCACGTGGTAGCGGGCGACGCCCTTCTTCGACTCCTCGAAACCGAGAAGGACAGCGAACTGCTCCACCCAGTCGTCGAGCACGTCCGCGCCGATCTCGCTGTCGGCGGGAACGCTGACTCCCCACGTCGCCTGCCGACGGCGAGGGAGTGGGTCGCGCTTCGCCGGGCGCGTGTAGCCACACTGGTCGCACGTCTCACCCGGCTTCAGGTCGAGGTGCGCGCGGCCAACCTTCGCTTCGTCTTCGTGCTTCTCTCGGTGGAGGCCGAGGATCTCGGGTTGTGGCTTGAGCGCGCCGCGCGCCTCCCAGCCTCGCCCGTTCGGCTCGTAGTAGACGAACACGTCGCCGTGCTCCAGCTTGATCCAGCCCTGATGACCGCCGGGGTCTCCGGTGACGTCCCGGTGGTGGCGGGTGCAGAGACCCATGACGTTCGCGCAGACGGAGAGCGACGGCAGCTGCACCCAGTTCTGCGGCTGCCCGCGCAGGTAGCTCTTGGCCCAGAGATGGTGGCCCTCCTGGGCGCGCGAGATGCAACCCGGGATGGGACACCACTCGTTCACCTTCGGCTTCTTGCCCTCGATGCCGCAGATCAGGGGGTCGATGGCGGGGGCGAGGCTCACTTCCTCACACCTCCCCCGCCCATGCCGGGCAGACTTTCCGCCATCCACAGTTTCCACAGGGGCTGAAGGTCATCGACCAGTCTGCGAACTTGCCCCAGGTGGGCCAGGTCTGGTCAGGCCCGAGCGTCGTCCACAGGTAGGAGATCATGTCGGCGACCGTGCGCGCGCTCGCGAGCACATTGCGGAACTGCGTCGCGTTCGGCTGCTGGATCATCCCCTCGGACTCCAGGCCGGTGACGATGCGTGGGTGGGCGGCGCGTGAGATCGAGTGGTACTCGGCGGGCCAGCCGGTGGCGGCGCTGTAGAGCGTCGCCTGGAGCATCCACGACGGCTTGAGCTTGGTCGCGACCTGCTTCCCGGTCTTCGTGTCGATCACCCGCCGGTCGGCGGTGCAGGTGTCGAGGTAGCCGAGGATCTCGACCGGCTCGGTCGGGATCCGGAACTCCTGCTCGACCGCGACCGGCTGGATCCGCTCGGTGACCGTGTTGCGGTAGGCGGCGAGGACCCGCTCGGAGTCCGTCCTCGCCACCATCAGCCCGTCCTGCGGGTCGGCCACGTCCCAGGAGATCGCGTCGAGGCCGCCGTACTCGTCGATCACCTTCGGCACCGAGACGTCCTGCAGGTACTGCGTCAGGTCGGAGAGCGGCTGGTCCTCGTGGCTCTGGATCTTCCCGACGTAGTTCCACTCCAGCGCGTCGTGGAACATGCTCCCGATCACGAGCGCCTCACCGGGGCGCTCCTTCTCGCCGAGGATGTAGCGGTGGCGGAACTGCTCGGGGCAGCGCCTGAACATCCCGAGCGAGGTGGCGCTCAGGTGCTTGATCCGCTCGGGCCACTGCAGCGTCAGGCGGGCGTCGGTGACCTCCCGCGCCCCGTTGACGAGGAACGCGTCGAGCGAGACGCCTGTCACGATCGCCTCGCCAGTTCTTCCTTCAGGTCGAGGTAGAACGCGCCGACGATCTCCACGTACTGCCTGAGCACCTCGTCGTGTAGCCCCTTGAGCGTCCCGTCGGTCGAGTTCCACTCGATCTGCAAGCGGATCGCCTTGGACATCTCCGCCATGGCGCTCACGGCACTTCCACCGTCGCTTCAAGGCTGCGGATCGCCTCGACCAGCAGCCTTGTCGGCCACAGCGCGTCGCCGGGAGGCTCGGGTGCGTCGTCGAGGATCTGCACGACCAGCCGGTAGCTCGCCTCGTTGTTCGCCCCCGCCTCGATCGCGAGTTTCATCGCCCCGATGTAGTCGACCGCCTCGGGCTTCTCCCTCTCCGTCCAGGTGGCCATCAGTAGCCCGCCGGGAACTCGCCGGGGTCGCCCGGCTCACGGCCGGGATCCCCGTACTCGTTCGGGTTCTCGTAGCTCGCTGGAGCACCGACCGGCAGCTGCTGCTGACCCTGCTGCTGTGGCTGCTGTGGGTTGCCGTCAGGACCGATCGGGTTCGTCTCCCAGGAGACGCCCTCCTTGTAGTAGCGGAGCAGCTGCTCCGAGATCCTGATCAGCGAGCCGAGGTTGCGGTCGTTCTCGTCGAGCATCGGGATGAAGGCGGCCGCGACCTTCGTCGCCGCCTGGCGCATGATCCGGTTCTCACGCTCGTCGTCGGAGACGGACTGGGTGAGGAACGGCATCTGCTGCGGCTGCACCGGCTGCGGCTGAGGCATCGGCTGCGGCGGCAGCTGCGGCTGCAGATTCCCGAACTGCTGGGGCTGCGGCTGCACCTGCGGCTGCATCATCGTCGTCGGGACGGCGATTGGCCCCTGCTGCATCGGCTGCGGGGTCGCACCGGGCGGACCCAGCTGCTCCAGGTAGCGGTTGATGTACGGGCGCCCCGAGTGCGGGTTGATGCTGGTCGACTCCTCCTCGTTGAAGAGCGCGTCGACGAACTGCCCGAACATCTGCTGCGCGAGGCTGATCAACTCCGGCCTCTTGGTCGACAGCTTCGTCGGGTACTGCTTGCCGGGAGCCGCGATATGCACGGCGACCCAGTCGTTCTGACGAGGCTCGATCTGGACGATCTGCCCCTGGATGACCTTCTGCACTACCCCTCCTCTCGTGTACGTGTGTTCGATGATACCCCTGCGCGCGGACGGGGCGGGTGGAAGCGGTCGAACCGCTCCCGGTAGTCGTTCGCGATCGCCAGCGCGGGCTGGTTGCAGGCCGGGCACGGTGCCCAGGCCTCGTAGCCGTCCTGCGGAAGGCGGTGATTCGGGTGCGAGTTCTCCGCCGGGCGGTAGTAGGCGAGCACCATCCGCGCCCCCCCGCAGTGATCGCATCTCGAAGGGTCCACGTAGGCGTTGACCCTCTGCGCCTGCGCCTGCTGCTGCGCGACGAGACCCTCCAGCTGCGCCCAGTGCTTCGCGAGCGCGGTCGGGGTCAGGATCGCATCGCCCATCACCTTGCGGTAGCTCGCCGCCTTGCCCTCGATCACCATCGCAAGCTCGGCGTCGTCCAGGTCGGGCGTCACCTCGCGCATCTGCCCGAGCGCCCGGTTGAGCATCCCCCGGCTCTGCCCGGAGAGCGAGCCGATCTCGATCCCGCAGACCTCGGCGAGCTTCTCGAAGCTCAGGTCTCTCTGTCGTTCCATCAAGCCTCCTTCGGTTCCCCGTGTTGGAGCAGGTAGCTCACTCCCGCGTCCGAGATCTTCCACGCCTCGACCGCCGGTCGCCCTCTCGGCGCAGGGTTGGGCAGCGTGTACGGCATCAGCGCGACGTAGCCACGCATGTACAGGCGGCGCACCTCGCGCCGCATCCCATGCGGGTCGCCGCAGGCCAGGAGGGACGCCTCGTAGGCCGTCTTCACCCGCCCGTCCCTGAACTCCCACAGCGCCCGGTGCCCGACCTTGTTGGGCGGCATCGGCCTGTCGGGCGCGCGGTCTCTCGCGATCTCCCGGGCCGACTCGACCTCGGTCGGCATCTCGGTGCCGTCGTGCTTGTGGAACGGGTTGCTCTGGTAGCGCTCGGGATGGCAGTCCATGCACCAGTCCGGCCCATCCCCATCGGGATGCCGAGTGCAGTTAGAAGAGGGCATCTTCGACCGGCCCCCGCTTCGCACCCATCAGCAGCTTCTGCATGCAGCCGTGGTGCATCACCGCTCCGGTGCGCCTCTTTAGGGCGATGGTCGTCTTGCGCTGCTGCTCCCATCCGATGATCTCGAAGTAGGCGTGCTTGTCGTTGTGCTGGACGCTCTCTCTACAGAACTCGCAGGTCGCTTCGCCTGCAGCCACGCTCACCACCACCCTTCTGGTCACCCACGTGGGTGCCGTCGTTGTTGGTCTCCGACATCCGTTGCGACGAGCCGAAGGCGAGGAGCGCCCGGCCCCACCCGGACCGTTTGCCGTCCTCGCATAGCTGCGTCGTTGCACGCAACGCTGTCACGTGGAAGGCCGACGCAACGCTGGCGGAGTGCCCTTCCTCGAACGCCTGTGCTGCGATAAGCTGCCCTCGCTTTCACTTCTGGCGAGGGAGAGCGTAATACGCCGAGGCCCGGGGTTCAACCCGGGCCTCTTGCGTCTCACGTGGGCGGTTGGGGATGAACCCGCCCTGGGGGAGCTTCTAGGGATCGATCACGATCGTGCAGTGAATCGTCTGCGGAGCCAGCCCCGTCGACGTCTTGTCGACGTTGCCGCCATCCGAATCATCGAGCGAGTCAACGTCGCAGTCGACCGTGTTCGACGTCCCGCCCGTGACCTGTGAGGTGACCTTCACCTGCACGTCGGTCAGCGGGGTGTTGTGGAAGGTGACGGTCTCGCCGCCGTAGTCCGCGTCCGCGCAGCTTGCGCTGTTGTCGGGCGTGACCTCCTTCACCGCGTCGTCCGAGGAGTACCCGGTGGGCACCGTCTCGGTGACGACGACCTCTTCGTTCAGCGCGAGGCCGTCGACGCAGGCCTCGCCGTTGGCGTCGGTCACCACGGTGGTGCCGCCGACATCGAACGTGACGCCTGCGTGCGGATGATCGCCCGCGCCGTCAGCTGCGTGCTTGCGCGTCTTGACGATCTTGATCGCCCCGCAGTTGTTCGAGGACACGGGGATCGGACGGATGAAGTCCTTCAGCTGGCTCGTGAACGAGTCAGACGAGCGGGACTTCAGCATTGCCGAGCCGAACGAGACGCAGTCGTTGCCGCCCGTCACGCTCGACAGGTCGAAGCTCGCCTCGCCGAACGTGCGCGGAGCAAGCGAGCCGGTCGAGATCAGGCCGTCGGAGTTGGCGGCCAGGATCGAGGTCTGGTTGATCGAGCCGATCGCCTCGCTCGTGGTGAGCGGGGTTGCAGCCGACCAGCCGCTGGCCGTCCAGGTACGCCGCGAGAGGTGCGCCTGCGCGCCACCCTGGTCGACGTCGAACTGGAGCAGCACGTCGCCCACGGTGCGGACGACGTTCGGCCCTGACGCGCAGGGCGTGGTCGAGCGGTTGAACTCGAAGTCCATGTTCGTGGTGCCGCTCGGGTCGTTGACGCGCGCCCAGTAGACGTGCAGCCAGCCGGGGCCGCCACTCTCGGCCTCGAAGTAGCCGCCGAACTCCAGCAGGTCCGACTTGTTGTTCGGGATCGAGCCGGTCACCTCGCCCGGACAGACGGTGTCTTCCTTGGTGCCGCCCTGGTACGAGTCGTCGGTGGTGCCGGTCGGCCGGTCGGCCTGCCGGTTCTGGGTTACGTTCGCCCAGTCGAGGTTCCCCGAGGTGTCGACCACGAGGTTGGCGTTCGGCTGGTCGATCTCGAAGACCGAGCCAGGCAAACTCGCGCCCGCCCCACTCGCCACGAAGATGGCAGTGAGCGCCGCTAGTGCGGACACGATGAGCCATGCGTATCTACGCATGTAGTCCCCCCTTTCAAAGGGTTCGAGAGAGTCGTGCCGGGGGGACTCTACTCGCGAAGTCGGTTCAGTACTAGGAGAACGCTCGTTCGACGAAGCGTTTGCCTGACCGGCCTGCGTGAGACCATTGCCGAAACCATTCAGGGGGTCTGGCATGTGGAAGAAGGCACTGGTCGCGGTCGCAGCGGTCGCGATCTTCGGCGCGGGACTGGGCGCGGCGCTCGCCGCCAAGCCCGACTCGCCGCCAGGGCAGAACCCGTGCTCGCACGGGAACACCGGCAAGGACTGTCGTCCCGACCCGCAGCCTGACCACGGCAAGGACTGCCTGCCGCACGGCAACGGGCCGGGTGGTGAGAACGAGGATCACTGCCTGCCTCCGACCACCACGACGCCGACGACCACGACTCCGACCACAACCACGCCGACGACGACCACGCCGACCACGACCACGCCCACGACTCCGACCTCGACCACGCCGACGACCACGTCGCCCCCCACTGCGACGCAGCCGCCAGCGGTGGTCGCTCCGCCCGCGCCTCCCGCATCGCCCGCGCCTCCGGCCACGACGGCACCGCCCGTGACGACGGCACCGCCCGTGACCGAGACGACGACGGAGACGACGGCGCCGCCTGCGCCGCCGAAGAAGAAGGCGCCGCCGAAGAAGAAGGCACCCACCCCGACTCTGAGGTCAGCGCCTCCGGCGAACTCGCCGCAGCCGTGCCCCGAAGGGACGCGTCTGTTCCGAGGCGAGTGCCACGCCGTCGTGATGGGGAACGGCTAGACGAAGCTGCGGGTCTGGGTCAGCGGTCCCAGACCCAGACCCGCTTCTTCTCCAGCAGCGGAGCGTCGTCCGGTCCCTTGATGTAGGCCGGGATGAACTTCTGCCGGTGCCGCTGAAGCGAGGGGTACCACTGGTTGCGCCAGTGCCCGCGCACCATGAAGCGGTGCGAGTAGTGCGCCTGCCCGTCGCCCGTCTCGGGCCACTCGTAGCCACGAGGGCGAGCACGGCGAAGCTCGCAGACGACGACGTCCCTGATTTCGGCCAGCCCGTCTCGCTGCGCCGAGCGGCGGACCGCCCGGTGCGGACGCATCCGCGTCTTGAGCACGATCCGCTCCTGCATCAGCCGGTTGAAGACCCGGATGAACGTCATCCAGCTGGCCGCCGGGTCACCCTCGTTGCCCATGTGCTCGGGCTTCGACATGAAGTCGAGCGGCACGAGGGTCGCGTGCATCACCGCCCAGCGCATCCCCCACGAGCGGTAGAACATGCGCGCGGCATCGATCTCGTCGGGGTGCGCCTCGTCCCAGCCGTCGTTGTCGTTGATGTCCCACCAGAGGACGATCTCCAGCGAGGGGACTAGCTCATGGTCGGGCGAGGCCTCGGGTGGAAGGTCGACGTAGCGCCAGGTGACGCAGCGCCAGGCCGTCTCCAGCCCGGCCGCGTCGAGCGCGACGAACGGCTCCTCCAGCAGGGCCATCCCGGTGTAGAGGAAGAAGTCCTCCGGGTGCACCGTCTCCGTCGGGTCGAACGTCTCCATCGCCGAGCGGGTCAGGTCGAGCATCTCGGCGGTGACGAAGATCGGCTCGGCCTCGGCGACCACGTCCGCCGCCACGCTGAAGGCGTGGGCGGAGGGGAGCATCGCGTGCCGCCCGTACTTGTCCTGGCGGTTGCCAAGCCAGGCCGCCCCCATCTCCCGCCAGAACGGTCCGGTGATCTGCTTGAGCAGCTGGCCCTGCACCTCCAGGGCTTGCTCCCAGCCGGTGTTCACAGCCGTCCCTGCCCGAACGAGCCGGGCGGAATGTCCTTCGCCTCCTGGATCAGGGCGTCGATCCGATCCAGCTGCGCCTGGGCGTACTCGTCGCCGAAGATCGTCGCGAGCAGCCCCGGGAACGGGGTGCCCTCGTTGCGCCAGCCGAGCAGCCAGACACCCTCGCGCCCCTCCACGTTGCCGACGATGAGCCGGGGCATCGTGTTCTCGTCGTAGTGCTCGGCGAGCCAGGTCAGGACGATCGGCTCGGCGCCGGGACCCCAGTGGTCCTCCTCGACCTGGATCTCGTCGAGGGACGTCCGTCCCTCTCTTCCCTCCATGCTTCCTCCTTCCGTGTGCGGAGCAGCATAGCTCCGGGCCGGGACCGAAGTCCCGTCCCCGCAGCTACTTCCCCAGCGTGATGTCCCGGATCTCGTTGCCCCAGAACTTCACGCTCGACCAGTAGATGTCGGCCGAGTCGGTGTCGCCGTCTCGCATCTCTTCGAGCCAGCGATACGTCGCCACCGCGTACTTGATCCCGTACGTGCGCTGCAGCCGGTAGTCGTAGTCGCACGGCGTGGGTGCGTGCTTGGCGATCCACAGCGCCTGGTTCGCAGGCGTGAGGGCCGCCGAGTAGCGGTCCTGCTGCGCCAGCTTGAGGGCTGCGATCGACTTCTTCGCACCCTTGATCGCGCTGGTCAGGTAGTTGATGTCCGAGCACGAGGTGCGTGTCGGAGCGGCGACCGCCGTCCCTGCGTAGACCAGGCAGGCGAGGCCCACCACCAGTGCGGCCAGCCCGAGGCTGACCTTCGTCATCGAACCCGTCAAAGGGTCCTCCTTTCGTGTCGGAGTCCGCTCATCGGATGCTCCGGGCCAGGGCCGAAGCCCTGTCCCCGCAGTCACCCGTCCTTGTACTCGCCCTCGACCTCGTCGACCTCGTGCTCGAAGTCGTGAAGCTCGACGACGTTGAGCGGTCGCATCTCGTCATCGAGGAGACGCCTGAACTCGACGTCATCTTCGGCCTCGATCTCGAACTCCTGCTCGACCTTGGCCTTCCAGCGCCCCCTGTACGTGGGCACTCAGTCCTCCTCTCCGTAGGCGGAGCGGTTCTCCCGCTCCTTGATGGTCAGCGCCTTCCTCGCCTTGGCGAGGTTCTGACGCCGCTCGTGGTCAAGCTGCTTCGCTCTCGCACGCTCGTGCTTCTCGTGATGACGACGACGTTGAGCCTCGCTCAGTCGTGTCCCCCACGGGAACTCGTCGCACTCGACGCAGCGGTGGAAGATCTCCCCCCGATGCGGCTCGTGCGTGAACCCGTAGCTGTCGGGCATAGACGCCCGCCTCCTTCCGTGTACGATCCGTGCAGGAAGAGGGACGGGCGCCCACGTACCTCGTCGTCCGTGGGACGACCCGGAACCCTCCTTTCGTGTCGAGCGCGGGGACTCTTCGGGTCCCCGTTCTCGTTCTAGAGATCGACCCAGCCGGTCTCGGCCAGGGCGTTCGCAAGCTCCAGGACCTTGTCCTGGACGGCGGTCTTCTTGACCACGCGAAGCGCCCTGTCTAGCACCGCGTCGGCGTCGATCTGCCTCGCCCTCATCAGGCGGACGGCGATGAACGACTCCATCGCGGCGTAGTCGTCGATCTGCGTGTGTCCCGTCGTGACGCATGACGGGGCGACCATCGCGGTGAACACCTTCTGCGGCCAGCGCCGAAGGGTCGTCGGGTCTAGCCGTGTGGCCAGCGCCGGGATCTTCATCCCGGCCTTGATCATCGGGTACAGCTGGGCCTCCAGCGCAGTGACCTCGATCTCTCGTTCCCAGTCGATCGCGACGAACTCGACCTTGAGTTCCAGGTCGAGCGCGGTCGCGGCGTGCGTGGCCTCGTGGATCGCGAGTGCCGAGAGGCGCCAGTTCTCACGGCAGACTATGCACGTCTCGTTGTGCGAGCGCTGGTACTCCGGCTGAGGAATCTCCATCAGCTTGAAGCTGTCCCAGCCCATCAGACGCCCCTCGACTCGGGACGAACTTCGCCCCGCTTGTGGAGGAGCAGCTGCTCGTCGGTCTCGGAGTCGTCCCCGTGCCAGCCCTGCACCCGCACCCCCTTCGGGACCTTGGTGATCTCCAGGTAGCCGACCGTGTCGTGCTCGTCGTCCTTGATCTCGACGGTCACCGTCTCGGCCGTGTCCTGGGTGACGATGGCGGTGATCTTCGCATCCGCCATGCGCCCACCTCCTTTCGTGTTGGAGCCGGACGGCTCCCCACCCGGGCCGAAGCCCGGGAAGGCAGGTGTCCTGCTAGGCGAGAGCGACCGCCTCCCACGCCTTCGGCGTGAGGTTGGCGATCTCCCAGCCGATCCCCTCCATCTCGACCTGGCGGTCGACCTCCGGAGCGGACTTGGCCGCAGCGGTGACGGCGTTGAGCGCGCCCCACCGGCTGAGGTCCCCGCCTGCGGCGAGGTGCATCAGGACGTTGTTCTTCTCCTCGTCGGAGAAGCTGAACGTCTTCTGCATGACCTGGGTCGCCTCGACCACGCGGCGGATCTGCTCCCCGCCGGTCGTCTCGCGAAGCTGCTCGACGATCTCGTCGAACCGCGTCTCCGAGATCGTGGCGCGGAGCGTGTCCCGAGCCGCGAGCCAGAAGGCCGCGTCGTCCGCCTGCAGCGCCTGATCCGAGAGGATCCCGTCCTCGTCGATGCGACGACCGACGTGCCGCTTCTTCAGCGTGTACGCGGCGGTCATCCCGTTCTTGCAGACGAGCCGGTAGATGAAGCCCCGGATCCCGAGGGTGCCGGAGCCGACCTCGGAGTTCGTGATCTCGACGCCCCACTGGACGGTGTCCCCGACCTTGATCTCCCGCTCGACGCCCGGGAACAGCGCCCGGATGTAGAGCTTCGTGTCGGAGACCGCCGCCTGCTTGAACTGCACCTCGAAGGGCAGCTGCTCGAACTCGGGGAGCAGCGTCTTCGCGATCTCGACGTGGTCGAGACGGCGATAGCCCGGCGAGAGCCAGGCCCGGCCGACCGCGTGGGTCGGGCTGTCCTGGTCGGTGTACGCCCGGATCATGCGACGGTTCGGCTCCTCCTTGAGCCAGTGGTTCACGTTCGTGGCGAGGAGGTGCGGAGCGTCGTCCGTCATCCGGTCGAAGTACCGCTTCGGGATCCCGAGGTCGGTCGCGACCTGGCCACGCATGTGCGTGTTCAGGGCGAAGACCTTGTCGGTCCCCGACTCGTGGATGCGGAGCTTCTCCCCGCCGTTGACGAACGCCTTCATGGCGGTCGTGTCGGCGACGAGGTCGAGCTTGCGCGCGTCCAGGTCGAGGATGCGGCCCATCAGGCCGTCGAGGGTCTCGATGAACTTGGCCACCGAGCATCACTCCTTTCGTGTACAGGACATAGTCCTGGTCGTACCAGCCGGTCGGCTGGCAGAGCAGCGGATCTTACGATCCGCCACCCAACCGGTCGCTCACGGTCGTCGCCTGTCCCACTTGGCGACGTAGTCGAGCACCTCGTCTCGGTCCCAGACCAGCACGCCGTTGACGACGTTGCCGATCCGTCCGACTGAAGGGGGGAGATCCCCCTTCCCGATCCGCTGCTGCACTGCCTGGCGGGTGATCTCCAGCATCTCGGCGATCTCGTTGATCGTCATCAGACGACGATCGTTGAGTGCCGTGCGCAGGTGCTGGGTCGTGATCGTCCTCATCGAGAGACCTCCTCGGCCGCTTCGCGGACCTGCTTGGTGATCTCCGTGGCCCAGATCAGGCCGGAGGCCAGGCGAGGGATGACGTAGTCATCCAGCGTCCAGCCTGCGACGTCCTCGCCCACGATCAGGTAGACCGGCTTGCCCGGCTCCCCGAAGTCGTGTCCGAGGATCTCGTAGTTCATCGGCAGGTAGGCCCACAGCTGCTCTGCGTCGCGCGCGTTCTGCACGACGGCGAATCTCTTCATCGCTGCTCCTTCCGTTGGTGCGGTTCGGGGGGACCGAAGTCCCCCCGTGGGCGGAAGCCCAGGGCGAAGGCCGAAGCCTCCACCCAAGACGCCCGCTACGGGGTCGTCGTCGTGCGGAGGTCAGCGACCTCCTTGACCAGCCCGTCGATGCGGTGGGTGCACTCGTCGAGGCGAGCCTCCAGCGAGGTGACGCGCTCGCTGAGGCGGGTGTGGTCGTCGAGGACGACCTGCGCCGCCTTGGCGACACGACCCTGACCCTCCTCGGTGCCGTCGTAGATGTGCTCGTTGACGAAGGCCTTGAGGACCTCGATCGCCTCGCCGATGGTCGGCTCCCACTCCTGGGCGTCGACCTCGTAGTTGACGCTCGCGACGACCCAGGTGAAGCCGTTGTCGTCCTCGAACTCCTGGCCCTCGAAGAGGACCTCCTCGGCCTTCCCACGTGCCTCGTCCTCGTCGTCGGCCTCGACCGTGAACGCGATCGAGCCGCCGTCGCACTCGACGTCCTGCGTCGAGAAGTACGAGCCGTCCTCGAAGTCCTCGTAGTCGACGTTGCCGGTGTCGAGGTGACGCTCGACGCCCTCCGGCTCGATCCGGGTCTCCAGGGAGAACTCCACCGTGCAGCGATACTTGGTGGCCACAGGCCACCACCTCCTCTCGTGTAGCCAGTGATGCGACTGGCGGCGCGTGTCCCGTAGGGACACGGCAGAGGCCGAAGCCTCCACCGAATCGCTACGCGGCGGCCAGAGCCTCGCGCTTGCGGTCGAAGCGAACGACCATGTCGTTCATCTCCCGGTCGATCCGCTTCAGCCACTTCGCGCGGCTGACGGGGCTGACGTTGCACGTCAGACCGATGTGCGCGACGACCTCGTCCTCGGTGATGAACGCAGCAGCCCCTTCGGGGCGAACGCCATCGACCTCGGCCCGGACGAGCCACGCTCCGAAGAGCGTCTCCCAGATCCGGATCCGGGCGAAGAACTCGCCCGCGTTGGCCTCGGTGATCCCGGGCAGGTCGACGGCAATCGTCGACCAGATCAGCGCGTTCGTGACCGGGGACATGTACTTCTTCCCGGCGACGATCCCGTGATTCGGATCGTCCTGGGTCGCCTCGACCCAGCAGACGTTCTCGGAGTCCTCGACGGACTCCACATTCCAGCGAAGAGCCACAGGCTCTTCACCCCCTTTCGTGTCGGATTCCGTTCTGTCCCGTAGGGACAGCCCAACGGCCTGAGCCGCTGGACAATCGCTACGAGGCCTTCGCCTTCAAGATGGCCTGAGCCATCTCCGGATCGCTATCCGCGTGGATGTAGATCCGTGCGGTGGCCTTGCGGAAGCGGAGGAGGAAGTCTCCCTTGCAGTCCTTGGTCTCGAACGAGACCAGCTTGCCCCGCTTGTCCATTCGCAGGACAAGCTCGGTGGAGCCGTTGAGGGACACGATGTGTCCCTGCTGCAGCTTCCAGGCCGGGAGTGTCCCGGACCACCCGAAGGTGGAGCATGGATCGCAGATCCAGTCCATCTCGTCGGGGTCGAGCATGTGCACTCGGCATCCGCAGATGCCGCAGGTCGAGAGGACTCCGTCCTCGTAGACCCCTTCATGGCCTCCGGCCATTGTCCGCTCCTTTCGTGTGGTGCTGTCGTCCCGAAGGGACACGGCGAGGTCTCTCGGACCCCACCGAATCGCTACGCGGCGATCCAAGCAGTGACCGTCAGCAGGACTGTAAACAGTCCAAGTCCAGCTAGTTGGAGGGCCACCAGCCTCCAGTTGGTCGGTCGCGGAGAGAGGAACGCCTCTCGGCGTTCCGCCATCCAAGCTTCGTGCTCCGCCTGCTTCTGAGCAGGCGTCTTGGCCCTCTCGGCGGCTTCTCGTTCGCGTTGTCGCTCTGAAGCGACACGCTTCTCCTCGGCCCTCTTGACCTCACCCCTGGCTGTCCACGGCTCGCCGCTAGCGGCGAGGCCGATGTAGCAGAGGGTGACCAGGAGGAGACCTCCTGCCATCATCAATGGGAACTCGACAAGGCTGGGCAGATCGATGCCGATGGCATCGAACGGGAAGACCAGCAGGTGAGTGGAGATGACGATCAGGAGAGCCGGGCTGATGAGAATCATCAGCCACAAAGGAATGTCGGCTGCCGATTGGAACGCTGGCTCGGCGTAGCCGCCTCCTCGTACCCACGAGTTGAACGGCAACGCTGCGAATCCGGCGAAGATCAAGCTCCAGGCCATAAGCCTGGTGGCGTTGACAAACCACCTCTCGTACCATCTTTCGAGCATCGCACTCCTTTCGTGTGGTCGTACTGTCCCGTAGGGACAGAGCAACGTCCTCTGACGCTGCCCAATCGCTACGAGGTGCTCTCGCCAATCGCTACAGCGATCCACGTGAGAGCCGCCGTGACGACGCCCACGCCGAGTCGGCCGGAGGCCGACATTGCGACGAGTCCTGCAGTGGCGATGACGATGACGTAGCCCTTGCCACTCACTGGACCTCGACGATGTCGAAGTCTGCTCCGAACCGTGTCCGGAAGCTCTTGATCGGCCGCAGAGCGGCCTTGTACTCCTTGACGGTGACGTTGCCTGGCAGCGCTTCGCGGTAGAAGTAGCTGCCATCACCCTCCAGAAGCTCCATCAGCTTCGCTGCAGCCCTTGCGGGCTTCGGCCAGTAGGCCCAGCCATCAGAATGGCTGTCGGTCCACTCCTGCAGATTGCGGAGCGTCTCGGTCGCCGGGCCGAGGATCGGATGATCCTCGTACATCTCGGCGGCACGATCGATGTCCCAGTAGTTCATGAACCTCATGACGCCACCAGAGTCCCTCTGGTGCTCATCGTCCAGCGCTTCACGGGGTAGCCGCTGGACGACCAGCGGGTGACGGAGTCACCCGGCACCATCTGCGCCTTGGCCAAAGCCAAGGTGCGCTCGAAGATGACGATTCCGAAGCGATTGAGCTTCGGCTGATCGCCGTCGAAGACGGTGTACATGTCGCTCCTTTCGTGTGTGATTCCTGTCCCGAAGGGACAGCCCAACGTCCAAGGACGCTGGACAATCGCTTCGCGATCTCAATGCAGCTTGTAGTTGACCAGTGGGATACTGGTGTCCCAACAGGCCCGGCAGTCGCCGCAGGAGTTGCCCTGCTTCGGAGCAGGGCAGGCGTGACCATCGGTCGAGCCATCGATCGTCACCGTCGAGACGGTGACCAGACCCTTGAGCCGAGGGAACCTCGGCACGTGACCGCCGATCATGTGAGCGGAGAACCTGATGTTCAGGTTCTCGGGGATGACTCCGCCAGCTTCGACGTAGTCGGTGACGATCCGGTACTCCCGGGTCGGCAGCCAGTGCGACACCGTAGGTGTCAGGTTGCAGACCTCGACGATCGCCGCAAGATGCTCTGCATCTTGGAGGTCGCCGGAGTCGTGCCAGCGGAAGAACGTCTCACCCTTTCGGGTGAGAATCTCGGCCATCGCCTCGGCCCAGCCATCCTTCCGGATGGCCTCCAGGCGCCGGTACAGCGCGGCCTGGACGTTGCCGAAGACGTAGCGGCCCTTCATTGCGTAGCAACCGCTGCAGGTCGATCCCTCGACCTCCCGGAGCTTCGCTCCGGTCTTGCACTCCTTGGCGGGTAGCGAGTACCCGTGACCCGGCATCTTCGATGGAGCCGACAGTCCCCCGACGTAGTCGAGGAGCGCCTTCATCGTCGTCCCGGGCAGTTCGAGTGTGGTCACTTCGTGACCCTCCTTTCGTGCTGTCTCGTAGAGACAGGACGGAGCCTCGTGGCTCCATCCAACCCCTACGGGGTTGCGGCGATCTCGGCTCGGGCTTTCGCTACGAGCCGCTCCTGCGCCTCGCCCGCGTCCGGCACCTCGGTGCCGAGCACTTCGGCCAGGGCGACAGCGATGCTGTCGAGGATGGCGGCGGCGTCTCGGCGAGCGCCGTTGACGCCACAGGCATGACCCTCGAACCAGGCTCGGACTCCGTCCGAGGCCTCGGCGAAGTCGCCCGTGCCGTTGTGCGCCTGTTGGGCCTCTTTCGAGGCCCGCTCGGAGCGCTCCTGCTGCCACTTCGCAGCGGCAGCGACACGGTCCAGAATCTCTGCGAGATTCTCCTTCATGCGATCTCCTTTCGTGTTGGCGGTGCTGTCCCGAAGGGACACGGCAAAGCCCAGCGGCTTCACCGAACCTCTTCGAGGTTACGAACCTCGTTTCAGGGCGCCGTTTCCGCCCCGAGCGCGGTCGCCATTGCTCGCCATGAGCGCGGCGATGTCGACGACGGCAGGCCGTCGTCTGGCGCGGCTTCGCAGACGGACCTTTTTGCGGTACGCACGAGCCTCTTTCCGATCCATCAGATCCTCACTCCCTTCGGGAGTGTCCGAGACCAGCGGCGCATCTCGATCCTGGCTCTTCGAGCCATGTCCCGATTGGCCAGCCGGACGACGTCCGACCGTCCGGTGTCGGAGACACCGATGCCCGTGAAGACTCCGGTGTTCTCCCACTCGGACTCCGTCCGAGTCACGCGAGGCTGCCGATTCGATCGGCGATCCCCACGCTCGCTCCGTCCCAGCCCCTTGGGCTGTGACCCTGTGCGCTTGTGCATGAACGTCCCTTCGTGTCGATTGCCATCCCAGGCTCCGAAGAGCCTGGAAAAGGAATCGCGACGGTGGTTGGTTGCATGTGGGTGCCGACGGATGTCCGTGCCCGTCGAGCGTGCGGTGTGAGCGGATCGCTGTCCCCCTCCGGCCACTAAGCCGGGTCCAGTGCAGCCGAGCGGCTCACGTGCTCCCACGATCCCAGCCACGCTCTCCACGTGGGTGGGCTAGTCCGATGCCTCCGTCCCCAGTCCCCCGAATTCACGGGGCGGGAGCTACGTGACACACCGCCGAATCGGGATCCCGTTCGAACCGGGCCGAATCGGCGGCGACGGACGGCACACTACGGACTGTTCGACCATGCTGCAAGCTTTGACGGCATTTCCTAACAGAATGTTTTCAGCCCAGGCTCCGAAGGAGCCTGAACGCGCAGGAGGATCGAAGATCCCGCGCGCACATGAGAGGCGCAAGCGCGATCGTCCGACCGAGGGTGTAGGATCGGGTGATGGCATGGACTCCCACGACGGCAAAGCCGTCGCCCACGCGGAACGACTCGCGCGTGGGGCAAAGCCCTCGCGCACCGTCGGAGACCATCATCGAGGAGTCGATCCGGGAGGCCGTGGTCACCCCGAAGGGGTGGAAGCCGCCGCCGCCACAGCGGACGGACAATGCGAACCGGTCGAAGCGGCAGGCCGCGCGGAGCAGCGCGGTCGAAGACTCACACGGCTCCGTGCACAAGCCTCGCTCGACGACTTTGGCAGTCCCGGAGGAGAAGCGCTGCGAAGCTCTGACGACGCGCGGAGCAAGGTGCAAAGCACCGAAGCTCCGAGGCCTGCGCGTGTGCATGTTCCACGGCCACCTTGCGCACGACGACGAACGGCTCCTGGCCCTTGCAGACCCCGAAGGGGTCTCACCGCCTCTTTCCCCCCGCCGTGCTCTCAGCGCAGTAGCAGCCCTACGGGCTGGAGAACTAGCGGTGGCGGCGGTGGATGGGGCGATCCAGCGCGCCCCGAGCGACGGCGGAGCGAGCGCTCTTCGCGTCGTCGACTCCGTCGACCCCCTGCGCGAAGAGACGCAGACCCTCCGGCTGGAGAAGGGGGACGTGGACGGCCTCACCTTCGGTGAGTTGACCCTCGCGGTGCGCTCCCTCGTCACTGCCCAGCGCGACCCCCTCCATGGCTCTACAGAGCCATATGGGCCACGGAGCGAGGGAAGGGAGCACCCAGACCTCGACGCGTAGCAAGGGCACCTCTGGTGCCTTGCTCACGTGCTCGTGCGTGATGCTGTCCCACTTCGTGGGGCAGGCATCCCCGGGGCGCGCGTGGGACGGCAGGGTCCTCCCAGCGGGGGGGTCCATCGCGCACGAGCGCTGCTCGCACGCCTGTTCTGGCCTGCGTCACGCTAGCGGCACGATGGTGGCAGGATGCCACTACGTGGTGGCACGATGGTGCGGGTCCTCTGCCCCCACCTTGACACCATGGTGGTGGTCTGCTGATACTGCGATGGACCGATGGGGAAGATGACGCTCAGACTGGATGACGCTCTTCACGAGCACCTGGCGGAAGCTGCGGAGCGAGAGCATCGCAGCCTGCACGCGGAGATCGTCGTGCGGCTGGAGCGCTCTCTCGGGGGATCGGTCGAGAGGGGGGCGACCGCTCCTGCGGTGGCGGTCGTCCCCGATACTCCCGAGTCAGTCGCCGTCAAGGCGAAGCGCGCAAGGGCGGTGATGGAGCAGGCGCAGAAGGCGCTCGCGCCGCGTGAGCACCCGGAGGATCAGGGCGCGATCCACACTCCGCCGGAGGTGATCGAGCAGATGGAGCGCGAGGCAGCGGAGGAGTCTCGGCCGGAACCAGCGGGCGCCCCCGCCACGAAGGCACCCGCCGAGGACAAGCCTACGCCTCCACCACCACCATCGTCGCCGCCACGAAAGTCGATCGACGAGGTGCTCGGCGACCCGAAGCACAAGGCCAAGGGGACGGTCTCCGGGCGACAGGCGCTGTTGGCGCACGAGGCACAGCTTCGCGCGCAGTCGCGTGAGGACCTCTTCTCGCTCGTCTGCCCCAGCCGTGACGATCACGTCGTGGGCGTACGCTGCCCGCTGTGCAAAGGGATCCGGTGATCGAGGAGGACCGGGCGGCGCTGCGCGAGGCGCTGGCTGCCGCTCACGATCGCGAGGCGGGGACACAGGACGCTCTCGATGATGCGCTTCGTCGTGTTGCCGAACTGGAATCACACCTGGAGCAGTCGGAGCAGTACCGGCAGGCTGCGCAGGATGAGCGCGACCGCTGGAGGGAGATCGCGAACACTCGTGACCTGGCCGAGATGACGAGGGTCGCCTGGCTTGAGCACGACGTGCGCGAGTTGCGGGCCGCGCTGCGGGAAGCCCATCACACCGGACGGCAACTCATGGGCATGGTGGATCGGCAGACGTGGCGTGACCAGGGAGGCGACGACGGACAGGGGCACTACGAGGGCGACTACTACGCCGAGAAGGTGTCCGGGCAGATCGAGTCGTGGGGCACGCTGGCCGAGGACGGGGGTGGCGCGTGACCGACCTCAGCGACTTCAAACGGATCGTCTATGAACCCGAGGTGAAAGCCCTACGGGAACGAGCGGCACGGGCCGAGCGCCGGGTAGCCGAACTGGAAGCCGCACGACCCCGCGTAATCGCAATGGCGATCCTCCACCGCGACTGGGAGAGCGACATCGCGAACACCATCCCTCAGACGGTGTGGGACGCGCTCTACGAAGAGGGACTCGTTGCGAACCGCACGGACGAGACGGGTGAGCGGACGCCGTACCTCACGCTTGCCGGGGAGGACGCTCTGCTCGGGGTGCTGGCCGGGGACGGGGGTGGCGCGTTGCCCACCCTCGCGGAGATCGACGGTCGCGAGGCGCGGGAGAACATGAACCCGCTGGACTTCGGGGGCGAGTGTTGAGTCGCTTCGAGGGTGACTACGACGAGCAGTTCCCCGGGCAGTACATGCTCTGGGCGGCGAACGTCGAGCGGCATTTCTCTGGTGCAGCGGGACAGGCGAAGCTGCGCGAGTTGCGTGACGCGCTGCTCGCCCTGCCCGAGAAGCGATTGATCGAGACGCGGCTCGCCGACGAGCGGGGTCAGGTCTGCGCGCTCGGTGCGTTCGCGGTGAAAGCGCACGTCGACCGGGGAGAGGATCGCGACAAGGTGCTTGCCGAGATGGCCGCCAAGGTGGTCGAGGATCGCTATGGGATCGACGGCTGGGAGGCGGAGGAGGCGACTCGGCGCGAGGCGGAGTCGCTCGGCTGCAAGATGCCGTTCATCGTGACGGTGGCCTACGAGAACGACTTCGGGCCGTCGTCGAAGGAGACACCGGAGGAGCGCTACGAGCGGATGCTCGCCTGGGTGGAGAAGCGGATCCTTCCGGTGGCGGCGTGATGGAGGACGTGAAGGCGATCCCCGCCGACTTCGAGATCGGGGACTTCTCCGAGCGGACCGAGCCGTTCGGCCCCTTCTGCGTCTGGCACGGCTACTTCGGCGAGTGCCCCGAGTGCAAAGGATCCGTGGAGCGCTGGACCTTCACGGTGGTGCAGGCGGACGACCACGCCCTGGTGATCGATGAAGCGTGGTCGGGGTCCGGCCCGTCCGACACGCCCTCTTTCGAGAGGGCGGGCCTGCGTGTCGTCGCGCGCGAGACGCCGCAGGTCACGGCAGCCACGGGACTGGGCGCTGACGTGCCCGTGGCCCCCGACCACGTTCCGCTTCGCGTCAACCCGGGCCTGCTCGCCAGGATCCGCTTGCTGCTCGAAGAGCGCACATGAACGAGGCGCAGGCACGCGCGATCAACGAGGAGCTTCGGGGCGTGCGTGAGTCTCTCGACCGGGTGGGGGCCACGGTCGAGGACGCCCGAAGGGCGCGGGCAGGGGGGCAGGTCCCCCCTGCCGTGCGCACCAAGGCGAACGACATCCTGCTCCTGCTCAAGGGATCGACCTTCTACGTCCCCGTGGCCGACATGCTCAACGACCTCCTTCACCTCGTTGCCACGCGAGATTGAATTCTTCGCGCTCGGGCTGCCGGTCGCGCAGGGGTCGAAGAACCCCTGGGGCGGGGAGTCGGCCAAGGGGCTGAAGCCGTGGCGCCAGGACATCCGCAAGGCCGCGCTTGAGGCGATGGAGGGCGAGCCGCCGACCCTCTCCCCGGTGCAGGTGCGGATGACCTTCGTCTTCCCCCGCCCCAAGTCGCACTACGGGACGGGCAAGAACGCCGGGGTGCTGAAGACCCGCGCCCCACTGCACCGCACCTCGGCGCCCGACCTGGACAAGCTGATCCGCGCCGTCGGCGACGCGATGACCGGGGTTGTCGTCCGTGACGACGCGCAGATCTGCTCGATCGAGGCGCACAAGGTCAACGGCGAGATCCCCGGCGTGTGGGTCTCGCTGATCGCGCTCTTCTAGCGGATCTACGAGATCTACGGGATCTACGAGATCTAACGGGGCGGCGGCGGACGGTGCAATGCGAAAGACCGGCCGCCGCGCTTGGTGGACTGGCTAGGTCCGCCCCGGGCGAACGCTAGCGCTCCACCTCGACCCATCCCTCGTCGACGGCGAGCGCGACCGCGCGCACGATCGTCGAGACGCCGAGCTTGCGTCGGATCGTCTTCGCCTGCGTCCGCGTCGTCGAGGGGGCGCGACCCAGTCGCCTGGCCGCGCCATCGATCGTCTCCCCGTTCGCGAGCAGCTGTAGCAGGCGAAGCTCGCTCGGCGCGAGATCGTTCGTCGCGCCGCCGTGCTTCGTGCGCGCCATCGAGTCGAGCATCCGCAGCGACTGCTCGCGATTCGGCGGCGGGGGTGACCAGCCGAGGCGGATCAGCGTCCTCACCGCCTCGACCCTGCGCGGGTCGGCGGGCATCGCCCGAAGCTAGCGAGGCGACCGGCCGACAACAGGCGTAGGATCCTGGGAGGTGGAGGTCCGCAAGCTCTCGGAGGACAAGACGAGCGTCACGCTCGGCTGGGATCCGATCCCTGGCGTCGACGGCTACCGCTTCTGGTCGGCCGGGGTGCTCCGCTCCAGAACCTGCGATCCGAAGCGATCGAGCGTCAAGTTCTCGAAGGGGCAGGAGCCGTACGTCGTCGAGGCGGTCGTCTTCAGCGGGCAGGACTCGGGCAGCTACCCGCCGGATGCCCCACCTCCGGTGCAGACCTACGTCAGGGTCGCTCCGCGCGTGGCCTACAAGACCGACCGGGGCGACGCCCGCTACTGCATGTTCAACCCGGACGGCTCGCTGCGCCCCGGCGTGACGAAGCTGCCAAGCGGGCAGTACACCGACGAGTCGGGCGCGAAATACGCGGCCAACGGAGACGGGCTGGAGGAGTCCAGCGTGCGCTCACCCGGCTCCCCGGCGAACTGCGCCACGGGATCCGACTCGATCGACGGACGGGCCTACTGCTCGCTGCCGATGCAGGGCGACCCGACGAAGAACACCGGAAGCTGGACGATCTGATGCACTGGGCGATCCGTCTCAGGCATCGGTTGCTGCTCAGGCGCGACTCGCGGTGGAACGCCTGGGTGCGTGATCTCACCGCCCGGCTCGAAGGGAAAGGGGTGAAAGGGCAATGGCACTGACCTTCAAGGACATCTGCCTCGCGGTGATCGCGGTCGCGTTGCTGCTGATCTTCCTTTTCGGCGTCGACGTCGTCTCGTCGTAGTGGGCCACGTTCTCGTCGTCGGCGACCGCAAGCTGCTCGACAAGACCTCGGAGACCGAGCTTGACGTGACCTACGAGTGCCTGAAGGATGGCGTCTACGGGATCGTGGTGGTCTCGCGGGACGAGTGGGTAGCGATGGGGGAGCCAGAGCAGATCACCGTGATGACTCTGCCGGGCGACTACACGGACGAGTCATTCGATCCGGACCTAGAGCGCTCCAAGCGCGAGCGCGGAAAGTAGAGGGAGGCACATGGCAGTCACCGTCAACAGCACACGCAAGGCGGTCGAGATCGCCTGGAACGACATGGGTGGAGATACGGACGAATCCGAGCGGCCCGAGGGCTTCCCGGAGCACCCGATCTTCCTCCCGGGTGAGCCGTCGCACCCGATCGTGCTCCCGCCGCCCGACTCAAGCGGAGAGCCGTCGCATCCGATCTTCCTGCCCCCGTACGTGGACATCGGGTTCCCCGAGGAGCAGCCGCATCCCGATCAGGGGCTGCCCGGCGACCAGCCGCGCCCCGACCAGGGACTCCCCGGTGACCAGCCCCGGCCCGACCAGGGTCTCCCGGGCGAGCAGCCCCACCCCGACCAGGGTCTGCCGGAGGTGCCGGGCGGCGAGTACCCCTCGCACCCGATCCGCCTGCCGGACTACAACCCGCCCGAGGGTGGGAACGTGCCGACGCCGCAGGGCGGCAAGCAGATCGCCGTGCAGGTCTTCGCCGAGGGCCAGGAGGGCGACTGGTCGAACACGGCAGTGATGCCGAACGACGGCTTTGCCGTGCTCACCTACCCGGAGGACTTCGAGGGCGAGAGCTATGTCGAGGTGCGCGCGCTCGACGGCTCGCTCGTCGATTCGGGGACGATCACCGTCGACTGATGCCCGGCAAGCAAGTCAAGAACTGGAAGGTCTACGAGGCGCTCCGCAAGGAGGGCCACTCGAAGGAGTCGGCCGCGCGGATCGCCAACGCGCAGTCGAAGAAGAAGAAGTCGGTGCGCAAGACGACGCAGGGGAAGCGGTCGAAGAAGTGACCGTCCCTGCGTCGGAGGCGCCGTTCATCGAGCCGTACGCGAAGGCCGGGAACCCCAACGGCCTCAAGTCGAAGGGCAACACGGCCCTCGCGGTCAAGCGGGCGATGGCGCACCTGGGCTTCCTCCCCTGGGAGCCGGAGCGGTGGGACAGCCAGTGGAACGAGGCGCTCAACGACGCGGTCGCCGAGTGGAAGGCGAAGCGTGGCCTCGTTCCGGCTGGCTCCAGCGACGGCTCCTGGGGGAAGACGGCGCACGACATGATGCGCGGCACCTGGTACGGGGCCGACCACAAGGAGGCCTTCGACGGCGAGTCGCAGCGTCTGCTCAAGGAGGAGAAGCGCGCCTACGACGAGGCCCACAAGCCGCCGCCCTCCAGCGGCTCGTGGGAGAAGCACCTGACCGCGTTCTGCGAGCAGGCGATCGGCGAGCCATGGGACTACTCGCAGAACCGCGCGATCGACGTGACCGTCGACCCGAACGCCGACAGCGTCGACTCGGACTGCTCAGGTTCGGTGATCCAGGCCTTCCACTACGCGAACCGCAAGTCGGGGCAGAACGTGCCCGACCCCTCGAAGTACGGCTACGCCGGGTGGGGCAACACCTGGGACGACGAGGACGGGCACCCGAAAGTGACGAACGGTCAGTACAAGGTCGGCGACCTCGCGCACTACGACGGCCACGTCTGCCTCTGCTACCACCCCGGCAACGCGGACACGGCCGACTGGTTCTCGTTCGGCTCCGAGCCACCGTCGAAGCGGAAGCTCTACTACCGCACCGACTTCAAGTTCGTCGTGCGCCCACCGCGCTCGCCCTCCCCGGACACGTACGAGACGACCTTCGAGCGGCTGACCCGCAGCCTGCAGATCTGGAAGCTGCAGCGGCTCGTGCTCTTCTGGAAGAACGGCAAGCGGCGCGGTGACCCCGCCAGCGACCCGTACTACGTCCACGCCGATCGCGGATGAGCACCGCCGAGTGGGTCACCGTCGGCTGCATCGGCTTCTTCGCGCTGCTCGCGCTGCTCGTCTTCCTCCGCCTGCTCCTGCGCAAGGGGCCACCCGACTGGGTCGAGTACCGAGTCGGGGTCTACGTCGAGCGCAAGCCCGAGCGCGTCGCGCCGGATGAGCAGTACACGCTGGTGAAACCGCCGACGCGCTAGCGACGATGACGTCCGTGAGCGCGACGGACGTTCTCGTGACGGCGATCTCGATCCAGGCGACGATCCTCGTCGCGCTCCTGATCCTGCTCGGGCGCACGCGAGAGCGGCTGGTCAAGCTGGAAGAATGGGTTCGTTTGCAAGAGAAACGTCTGAACGGCCAGGCGGATGGGTAACTGCCATCCGTCCGATCGGTCCCCCACACTTGCTGCGAGGCCGAGAGAAGGAGGGACGGAATGCCGGTGACTCCCTACTGCTACGTCTGCGAACAGCAGACCGATCTGCTGGGGCAGCCATCTCACGCCCGATGGAAGGGTCCCGACGGCAAGACGTACTGCTCGATGCACTTCATCCAGCGGTTCGGTCACGGGGAACGACTCGTCAAGATCGACGGCTACGAACCACCGACAACGAGGAAGCCAGCTGCGAAAAGGCGCAAGATGCGCACCAGGAAGACGACAGTCGAGGCATAGGAGGAGCAATGGCAACCGTTACCCAGAGCGAGTTCGACCTCGCGTACATCCGCCGCTCGCAGGAGGACCACAAGCGGATCATGGATGCGCTCAAGGCCGACGGGACGCTCACGATCGAGCCGGACACGGCTCCCGAGGAGCCACCGCCCCTCCTCGACGAGAACGGCGAGCCGGTCGTCGACTCGGAGGGCAACCCGGTGCTCCAGGCGCCGCAGGCCTACCGCTCGACCGACCTCCAGGTCGTGGTCGACAACATGCCCGAGGAGGGCGAGCCGGTGATCCCCGAGGACATCGTCGTCGAGGTCGCTCCCGGCACGCAGAACGCGGCGGCGCCGTTCCCCGAGAACTTCGAGAAGAAGGGCCGGGGTCGGGCGAGGAAGTCGGAGGGCGACTAGGTGCCCTGCACTAAGGTCGCGCGTGGGGTCGCGAACCCGGCCGTCATACCGCCGTTCGCGACCCCTTCCGCGCCGTCCGTGCCGTTCAACGACACGTACGACAACACCCCCTGCGGCAAGTCGGTCGTGGGGTCGATCCAGGGCGTCGACATGACGTCGCATCAGCTGTGCGTGTTTCACCTCGGGATGAAGCTCGGGGTGGCCGCGCTCAAGCAGCCGATGGCGATCGAGTCGCCGGGCTAGAGGAGGAGCGATGGCAGTCAACTCATGGAGCAGCGTCGCGCCGATCGGGCCGTACAAGTCGGACATCGACCAGATCCCGGTGCAGGTCCGACGCGACTGGTTCCTGCAGCGGCTGTCGCGCAATGCGCTCCCCGCGCTGCGCTCGAACACCCGGCCGATCAAGAACCTGGAGGACCACACGGGCGTGCTGGTGATCGTCGTCAAGAAGGTGGGCCTGGCGGTCACCTTCTGGGCGCCGAAGGGCACCGCCGTCGACTGGGGCGACACCGGCACCACGGCCGCGACCGCCGCCGACGGGGACGTGACGCACACCTACGCGGGCGCGGGCACGTACCTGATCAAGACGACGAACGCGCTCTCGAACGGTCAGGGTCAGGCTTCGGTCACAGTCTGAGGAGTGGGGGGCGGCACGCCGGGAGCGCCGCCCCCCCGAAGACCATCTCGTTCCTCATTCCGATCGGCGTCGCCGTGCTGCTCCTCCTCCTCGGGATGGTGCTCGCGCTGCGTGATTGATCACCAGGGCTTGCACGACCAGGGCGACCAGTCGCGCCCCGAGTCGACGAAGTAGCGGTACGCGGCGCGCGCCTGGCCCCATGCGTTCCACGAGTGGCCGTATTTCCCCCGCGCGTAGCTACCCATCTGGAAGAGGCCGAGGTATTGGCCGTTCTCGGCGCCGATCGTGAGGCCGGACTCGCAGCGGGCGACCGCCACGGCCTGGGTGCCGTAGCGCCCGAAGACCTTCATGATGATCGCGGTGTTGCGTTCCTTGTAACCGTTCGGTTGTGCTGCAGCGGGTGCTGCGAGCATGAGCGCGAGCGCGACTAGAATCGCTGCACGCATAGGACTGCACCTCCTGTGCGGGCTAAGGGCGACGGGGCGGACCCCAGGACATCTCGACGTTGCGTGCGGGAGCCAAAGGCTGCCCCGTCGCTGCGTTTGTGATGTGCGCGTAGCCTAATCGGTCGTGAGCGTCCTTGTTGAGGCCGATGCCGAGACCGCCCGGCTCCTGATCGAGAAGCACGAGGCGCTCGTCGCGGAGAGAGAGGCCGCGCTCGCCGACCCGAAGGTCTTCCTCGCGCTGACCAAGGCGGTCGACTCGCGCACGGGCGACGAGTTCACCTTCAACTTCGACCCGGACTCAGGCTGGGGCTGGCAGGGTGGGATCCTCGACGAATTCGGGCGCCAGCAGATCACGCTGGCGCTGAAGGCACGTCAGCTGGGGATCTCCTGGGTCGCGATCGGCTATGCGCTGTGGAAGGTCCTCTCGACGCCGGGGACGCGGGCGCTCGCCGTCTCGATCAACGAGACCGAGGCGGGCGTGATGATCAACCGCGCCTGGGACCTGTGGGAGTCGCTGCCCGAGCACCTGCGCTACGGGGTCAAGGTGCTGAAGCCGCACTCGGGCCGTCCCTCGACCAGGATCGAGCTTGAGTTCCCCGACGGGAAGATCTCCTCGCTGGTCGCGATGCCCGCGACGCCGCGCGCCGGGCACGGGCAGGTCGCGACGCTCGTGATCCTCGACGAGCACGCGCGCCACCCCTTCGCCGAGGAGGGCTGGAAGGCGTTCGTGCCGGTCATCGCCGACGGCGGGCAGATCATCATCGTCTCCACCGCGAACGGGATCGGCGGTCTGTTCTACGACCTCTGGACGAATGCCGAGGAGCGCGGGATCCACACCATCTTCCTGCCCTGGAACCTGCACCCGGGGCGCGACGCGAACTGGTACGACCGCGTCGCGCGCGCGCTGCCCGAGCACGACCGCGCCGAGCAGTACCCGCTCAACCCGGCCGACGCATTCCTGGGGACGGCGGGCTGCTGGTTCGACACCGAGGCCCTGCAGTGGTACTCGGAGCGAACTCGTAAGCCCCTTTACCGTTTCGACTTCAAGACGAACGAGGACGGGAATCGGGCCGAGATCGTGAAGTCGGCGAACGGCCACATCCGGCTGTACGACAAACCGGAAAAGGAAAAGCAATATGCCCTTTCGGCCGACGTCGCGACCGGGCGCGGAAAGGACTACTGCTCGGCCACGGTCATCGACCTGACGAACGCGAATATCGCCGCGCAAATCCACGGCAAGCTCGACCCCGACCTATTCGCCGAGCAGCTGCACTTCCTGGGGCGCTGGTTCAACACCGCCTGGATCGCGCCCGAGATGGGAGGCGGCTACGGGGAGCCGGTCGTGCTCTCGCTCCGGGACGGCAGGAAGGGGCGCCCGCCCTACCGCAAGCTCTACATGCACCAGATCGAGGACCGCCCCGACTACAAGCGGCACATCACCTACGGCTATCCCATGACGAACAAGACCCGGCCGCAGGTGATCAACCAGCTGGAGCAGTGGATCCGAGACCGCTCGCTGCCACACCTGCCGATGGAGGTGATCCTGGAGTGCAAGACCTTCGTGCGCCGCGACACCCTGCCCTCCCCGCGCGCGGCCGAAGGGTGCAACGATGACCGCGTGATGGACCTTGCCATCGGACTCGACCTCTATCGTCAGAGGGGTCACCACGCGCGCGACGTGCGGCGCAACCGCCGCAAGGGGCGCCCCTATCAACCGGAGTCTCCGTGGCAGTAGGAGGGAACCGATGAGCGAGACATTCATGCCACC